TTATCTGCGGCTGCTTGTGCGTTGCGGAGAGCCTCTTCAATCTTGATGAGCTTAGCTTCCTTCTCGCGAAACTCTTGCACGTTCTCGATACCACGCTCGTGATACGAGCCGTCGATGATATCGCGCACCTCGCTCACGGCCTGCGCAGCGCCCGCCTTATACGCGTCCGTGGTCGGCTTTGCGTTCGTGGCGTATTGCGGTTTCGTTTCGTTGTTCAACCCTTGGCGAGTGTTCTCGCTCTCGAAAAGATTCGGAACGCGCTCTTGATAAATCGGCGCGCCATCAGTATCGGTGCCAATCTGGTCGCGCTGCATCACACGGTCCAACACGTCCTTCTTGGCCTGCTCAACTTCTTCCGGGCTACCGAACTTGCCACGGTTGTCATCAAAGAACTGGTCTAGTCGGTCTGAGATGCGGCCACGAAAGTCCGGGTGAACCGGAACGTTCTCATCCTTGGTTGCGCCAGCTTCGCGCTGCATGTGCGCTTCCTGCTGCTGGAGATGCTCCTCGATAGCGTCTGCAAAATCTTTCGGACTCTCGATGTCCGGGTTCGCGTTCACGATGGCTTGCAGGTCTTCGTTCGTATCACCGATGGTCTGCTTAATCTCCGCAGCTCTCTTTGGCGTAACCTTCGCCGCACGCTGCACCGCTGTCTCAAAGTCGTTGGTTCTGCCAATCAGCGCTCCGGCCTTTTCTACGGCCTGACCCGCTGTCTGCTTCACGGCCTTTGCGCCCGCCCTGACTCCCGCAGCCGCATTCGCGCCCATCGTCTGAGCCGTGTCACCCATCGCCGCCAAGGTTTCTTTGGTTGACTCTGCTGCGTAGCTGGCAACTGGCTCTGCCCTTCCGGTCGCAGCATGATAAGCTGCCGCATACGATGCGTAGCCTTGTGCAGCCGCCTCAGTCGCGTGAACGGTTGCGTCCCACTTGATTCGAGCTGCCGCGTCCGCATCGCCCGCTTTGACAGCCTCGTCGTAGTCCTTCTTAGCCTCGTACAGCCCCGGAATCGTCTGTCCGGCACCGATAGCCATCTGGCCCGCAAAGTACGCGGAAACAAGCCGTGGAGTCGCTGCAACGGTCTTTGCGAGAACGCCAAGCTGCGGCGAGACCGCAGCCGCCTCGGATACGAATCCAAGCCCTCCGGTGCCTGCCATAATCAAAGCGTTGTCTTCCGTGGTCAGCTGCCCGGTGAAGTGCAGCAAGCCGTAAAGAACCGGGTGCTCTTTTGCTTCCTGCCCGGTCATCAAGCGCTCCGGCGAGATTAGGCGGTTCTCGCCCTTTGCCTCATACTCGTGCGCGAAAATTTGCTCCGCGCGCTGCTGGCTGCGCAGATAATCGATTCCCTTCTTTGCCTCGTCCACAGTTTTCGGGACGTATCCGCCTGTGGTGCCCGGAAGCACGGCCTTGTTCTTGATTGCCGCTTCGGCTTCCGCGTCGGTTGCAGCCGCAGGCTTCGGAATCTCTTTGTTCCAATCGATTCCCGCGAACGGCCCGGTCGTATCCTTCTTCACGCCCATCGCGGTCAGCGCATCGTACGGCAGCCAGCCCGGTCCCGTGTTTTCCAAAATGGCGTTCTTGATACGATGAACGTCATTCATGAAAGGCCCAGCTACGTTCTGGTGGAACCAGCTCTCTTCCGGCTTCTGCTCCCCGACAGGAACGGACTTGCTCATATCGAGCTGAATGCCGCTGTCTGGCTGGGGCGCAGCTTGGGCACCTAGAGGAACTGACTTGCTCATGTCGAGCTGAATTCCTGCGTCCGGTGCAGCTGCTGGTGCCTGTGCTTGGTCTTCATTACTCATTTGGAAGCTCGCCTGCCTTCACTTCTCTAATTACCTTGCCTGCCGCATCGTGCCAGTACATCTTGTTCGTCTTCGGGTCCGGTGCCGCGCCCGTTGCGTTCGGCACGTCCGCCGGACGCGAGAATCCTATTTTCGCTGGCTGTCCCGGCTGCTGCTTACCGCCGCCGCTTTGAACGTAATCGAGCGAGCGCTTTGCTTCCGGCCCAAGCAGGGTCGGAACCTTAATTGATGCAGACGGCGCGCGGTCGTTGAACTCTCGCTGAACTTCATCAATCTTGTTACCCATCAGTCTAGATGCTTCCACGATACGCTCTCTCTTCATAGCCGGAGTCAGAGCAGTGAACGTGGTTCCTAGCAATGCCTTTCTAACTTCATCTGCTTCCGCTTGAGTCAATACGCCCGCAGCGACCGCGTTACCGAATTCGCGAGTAACCTGCGACATATCAAGTTCACGGTCCTGATAAGCCTGACTCAACGGATTCATGACGCCTTCCGCTGTGGTGTTGTCATACAGTCGCTTCATGTGCGAAAGAGCAACGTTGTATGCTTGAGCCTTCTTATGGTCCGTACCCGAAATGGTAAACTCTTGCACGGCCTTCGGCCAGTTTGCGCCTTTCTCGGCGTTAAAATCTGGGAACGCAGCGAACACATCATCCGCGAGCTGATTCGGCTTGCCCGCAGTGCTGCGCTCGAACGCGTTCGGATTCACTGGCAAACGACCATCCGCAATCGCTCTCACTAGGTTCGAACGGCCCGGAGGAAGAGTTTTGAGATACGCGTCGCCTGATAGCCCGTTCGGGTTGTTGTCAATCTGCGCAGCCTTTGTCTTCGCATCCTGCTCATTTACAGCGAGGTCAATCTTGCGCTGGTCTTCGGCCTTTTGAATATTCTGCGCCATATCCTTCGCGCGGCGAGCCTGTTGAATTACTACGGGGTCCTTGCTGGTTGAAAGAATGTCATCGGCCATTCCGATAACCGATTCGGTGTGGCCTTGAATCTTTGATGGGTCGCTCAAATATTCCGCAACCGAGCCGTTCGCGGCTTTCTGTTCCTTGTTGAATTCATCGCGCTGCTTCTGGGTGATAGCCTGCGAGTCGAGAGTCGCCAGCTTCGCGCGCTCTGCTTGCACCGCTGCGATACCTTTATTTGCGGCATCCAGCGCCTGCTGGTTGTTCGATGCCTTCGCGGCAGCCGCTTGCGCCTGATACACCGATAGGTGGTCATCCGCATTCTTCATGTGGGCCACGATTCCTGCGTACGCGCTGCCGGGAACTTCAGAGATAGCCGAAGTCACGGTCGGGTCGCTCAACAGCGGACGGAGCGTATCGATTGTGTCTTGCGACATCTCTTTGCCGTTCGTGTTATTCAAAATGCTGACCGCGCTGCGAGTCGCCACGAGCTTCTGATTCAGCGCGTTGTCTTGCATCATTGTCAGCTTCGTGCCGACCGGGTAGTTCATTCCGAGATATTTCTTGTAGTCGGCTGCCGCAGTCTGGTCGACCGTCCCGGTGACCGTGCTGCCGTCCTTGGACGCGATGCTCATGACGGTGAAAACTGGCTTCATGACCGGGCGTCCCGAGTCCTTCTCCAAGACCTCGTTGCCGGATGCGTCTGTTACCGGAACCTCTCCGGTCGCGCGCGCCAAGTACTTTTGAGCGAACGTCTTGTCGTTCTTCATGCGGTCGGCCAGCTCTTCCTGTGAGACGCCATCTTCTTGGTCGTTCGATTCCTTGTATGCTTGGAAGAACTTCTGGTTGCCTTCGTGAAACTGCTGACGGTGCTCTAAATCCTGTTGATAAAAGTTGCGGTGCATCGCAATATTTTCCGCCTGCGATTTTGCGAGCAGCACATCATCCTTCTTTTTCTGCTCCAGACGCTGTCTGCGAGCGTTCGCGGTGTTCGCCAACCCGCTCAGCCAGCCACCTTTGGTATCCGATGCATGGGCCGCGTCGCTCAGCGTATCAGAAAAGTTATCGAATGCGCCACTTAGCTTGTCGCCAAAACTTCCCGGGTTCGGGGTCGGTCGGTCTTGCGCAGGTGCGGTCTTCTGTGCTTCCGCAGCCTTTGCCTTTTGTGCTACCGGAGAATTTTGTGCGATGGTCGCTGTGTGCTTCAAAAAGGCTTGCGCAACAGCGGTCGCCAAATCCGGCGCGCCTTGGAGAATCGGCGCAACCGCCGCGCCTGCTGATGTATTTGGCGCTGGCTGTTGCTGGTCTTGCAGTTCCGGATTGTTCAAATCTGTTGAGGGTGCGTCGAATGCCATCGATTTAATCCTTAAAACTTCAGTATATCAGAGAAGGGTTGAAAAGTCAAGAAAAATTAGATGCCGCCAAGGAAGTTCATAATCTGTTCCCCGCCGCTGCTTCCGCCTGTGGTGTCAAGATTACCTATGCCGCCCACTACGCCGCCAGCGAGCGCTTCCACGCCGCCCGCAATCATCTGGTCTTCTTGCTGCTGCTGTTGCTGAATTGTGCTGGCTTCTCCGAATGAGGTCTTATTAGCCTCGATGCCCGCGTTTGCCGCCGCGTTCGGGCTGTAACCCGCTGCGAGCTGGTCCATGCCGCCTTCGGCGCGGAAGTAGTTCTCTCGGCCTGTGGCATAATTTTCAGCTGTAATGTTGTTCTGGGCTGTTGCGAGATTATTTTCCGCCGATGATGCGACCGCCGTCTTCAACTGGGCATCCACGCCGCTGAGAATTCCGGTTCCGCCGCCACCGCCTCGTCCGGCTGTGAAGTTCCCCACTGCTTGCGCCGCGTTGCGGCTTGCTGCTCCCGCGTTATTGATTGCCGCAGTATTGCGCGCGGCAAGCTCAGCCGCCGAGAAGCCTTGCTGATTCGGTCCCGCAGCTAGAATCGGAGACAGCGAACTCTTAATCGAGTTCAGCACGTCGAGCTGATTACCGAAGAGCGTGCTATAATTCCCTTGCAGCAAAGAAGAGAAACTTTGACTCATCTGCTGCAAAGATTTTTCTGATGAACTTGGTCCGCACATTTATTTCGTTTCCTCAAAATCCAATCGGTAATCACTCTGACCGATTGATTTGAATCCTAATTTACTCATGAAAGCAACCAAACTCGGGTTGACCGAATTGAAAATCAATCCCTTCTTGTCCAGCTCGCGGTAATACACAATGAGAGTCTCGACCGCGTCAATCATTCCCGCCACGAGTCTGCGTTTCGAAACGACCGAGGTCGGCGCGAACTGAGTATGAATACGAACGTACTCGCCTTCCGCATCCAATCGAACGTAAGTCAAAGGGCCTTTGGTGTCTGTCAAACAGAAGGCGAGCAAGCTGCCTTCTCCCAACCACCACTGCGCCTGTCCTTGGTGAAAGTGATATGGGTCGGAGAGCGCCCACGCTTTGATTTGTTCGATATCCGCCGATGGCTCAAATCTCATTAAAAATCCTGCTGCGCGTACATGTATTGAAAATTTACATTAGCAGTGGTTCCGCCGACTGTTTTATTCATGAGAGAAAAAAGCGGGAACCAATTTAGCCCGGTCGGGTTCTTTCCGCTGATAGAGCCTGCGACTACGCCGTCAATCAAAAACGTAGCGGTGTTCGCCGTGTCATTCAGGTCTATTTCAAAATCGTGAGTAGCGGTGTCCGGCGTCCCTGTCAATAAAATCGAAGTAAGAACGCCTGCGTTGTAAATAACGCCCTTCCACACCCCGAAATCCGAAAGAATGGCGGCAACGTTAACTACTCCAATGGTTGGTCTCAAGTCGCTTTGGTCCGAAAAACCGCACCAAACTTGAGAAGCTGAGATATCTCCAGCGGTAGGGAATCTGCTTCTTGCCTGATACTTGTTATTTCTTCCGGCCCTAAAAATTTTCGAGTTGACCGGAAACCAAGTAAATAGCGCATTACCCGTGCCCGCGCCCGTGGTTATCTGTTGAAACACGCCTTCGGACGCTGTTGGCAACGAGCCTGCGCCCGACAGAGCGCCTGTCCCCGCGCTTTGTGTTTGGGTTGAGGCATCTCCGATTGTTTGAAGACTGGTCGTTCCGACGATGGCACGAGACATGAAGGTTAACGCGGTATTCGGAAGAGGCCACTGGGCTACTTGAGTTTGAGATGTCGCAGAGAATGTTTTATTTCCAGCGTTATCAACGGTGATACTTATACCTGTGCCCGGGACCGCGTTCTGAACCTCTTGATTCGGGTCCTTGATTCCGTTCGTTTCAAACAACACGCCCGGACCTTCGACAATCTGAGTCTGTTTAATGATGCTCTGAGACGCCGAATTTGCCGCCGCAATGCTCGATGGTTGAGGAGGCTGAATTCTGAAAGATGGAACATCCCCGCCAATCTTGCTTGCAGCTATGTCGGTGTTGAGACCGAGCGTCATCGACGAGACTGCGCCGCTGGCGAATCTGTCGATGGGAATAGACGGACCCGGCGCGCCCGCAGGCTCTGGTCGCGGGCCGACCTCGGCCCAACCTTCCGGAATCTCGAAATCCTTTTCGTTGGTTAAGAAATCCTGATTTGCCATTACATCGCCTTCAAAACGGTTCCGTTGATTGTCAAGTTATAAATCATGTCCGGATTTGGCGTGGTGCCGAAGTCGACCTTCACGGTCAGATAAATCGCGCGCGCCAGTGAGCCGACGCCCGCAAAGTAGTAGCGGTTCGGGCTGTAGCTCGTCGGCGATAAGGTTGCGCCATACAAAGTCGGCGGGTCGAACTGAGGCGCAAGAGTAAACGGCGTGAACGTGCTCGTGTTACTGAATGCCTCATTGAGCAAGAAAGAAACCATTGGCTTATAAGCTACGCCAGAAAAGTCTGCTTCCAAGAATCGAAGGATTGCGAGTTCGCCGCGACGAGCCAGCGTAAAAGTTCCCTGAATGAAGTACGCATCATACTGGGTGCCGTTGTCGGTAAACACGGTCACATCGCGCTTCAAAACAGACTGACCGCCTGTTGTTGCGCCTACCAAGAGTTTCTTGATGCCCGGAGATGTCTCGACGGTCGTGACCATCTTGCAGCCGTTGGTGATTGCTGCGAAAGGCGACCAAATAGGTTCTGTGCCGTTGACCGAGCCGTTCTGCTGGCGCGGATTCAAGCGGTACCATCCGGTCGACCCGTCTGCCAATGCAATCATGTTGTCATTGCCGCTTTGCAGAACGGCAAGATACACAAGAGACGGATTCCACGTCGCATCTTGTACGCCAGAAATCGCCTGATTTATCAGCTCGTCTTCAATCGGGAACCCGGCGTTCGTCAAGGTCAGGTTGGGAGACAGAACACGCAGCACGCTATCAGAACCGAAGAAAAAGATTTCGCCAGCGAATACGTCCAGAGCGTTCCAGCTCAGCATGCCGACTCCGCGCACAAGCGTGTACGTGAAGAAGCTCGCCGTTGATGGGCCTCCCGCAATAACCTCGATGCTTGATGGCGTGAAGACGACCAACACCGAACCAATCTTGACGGCGCGGGTCGGGTTCGCCAAAAACGTGAACTCGTCGGCTGCGTTGAATGAAGTGTTAGGATTGCCGACCAAAGTGTCGGGACCGCCGCTGAATATGACTTCGTTTCCGCTGATACCCCAAATGCGGTCAAAGTTATATTCTTGAGGACGGAAGTTCGACGGTGCCGGATTATTGACGCCATCAATCGGCGCAGGAAGCAAGATGTTCAATCCCGGATACGTCACACCCGCAATCGTCGATGGCACATCCGGCAAGAAGTCGCGGAACGACCACGTTCCGGGACCTCCGTTCGGAAGGTTCGGAATTTCTGTCAACTCGAACATATTCGAGCTTCCGCCGCCATCCGCAGAGCGCCAGATGACGATTGTGTCTACCGCAGGATTGGTCGATACCGGACCTGAAATTGTGAGCACCGCGCCGGGGTCTGGGCCTGTTGGCGTAACCGTCGCAGGTGATGCACTCGATACGTCGCCCGTCAAACTGCCTGTTGGGAATGGTAGCGGCGCAGATAGGCCGGGAGGAATCGGCGGCTGAGAAGTGCCTGCCACATCCACGGTATAAAAATCGGTCAAGGAGCGAGACTTGTACGAATATGCATACGAATATCCCTTCGTGAACGCCAGCGACTGAGTGCTGAATGCAGTCTCATTGAACCAAATCAATCCGTTCGAAGCTACACCCGCGTGAGTCTCGTTCACCTGAGATGTGGTTGCAACGGTGAACGTTGTGCTGTTCGCCGTTAGCGCAACCACGTAGCCATTGTTTCCGGCATTTGTGAATCCTGTGATAATGAGCTGCTGTCCGGCAAGCCCGCTCAAACCAGTTCCGGTGTAAGTCGTTGTGCCGCCACTGACCGAGACTTGGCTGAGAGTAAATGTCGTACCGTTGTCATCGGTGTAGTTTCCAATCGCAGGCCATGTAGGCTGAACCGCGCCGCTTAACCCGCTGTTGATAACAAACTCAACGTCGGACGGAACTCTGTTGTCTACGATGGATGCACCACCGAACGGTGTTGCGCCCGTCGGAGGAAAGAAGCCTTGTGCAGGCAGATACCACTTCGTCGCTGTGGCCCACGTTACGCCGTCTCCGACGTTAACCCAAGTCAGTCCGCTGGTCTCAACTGTGGTCTTGCCGTATCCCGGATTGAATGTTGGCACCGAGCCGTTTGAAATTCCGCCGACGATGCAAACATAAAACGCGTGGGTGAGCGTATCATAAATTGCAGAGAATACAGTGTTGTTGGCCGTCCACGGCGTATACACGGTTGTCGCAGCCCACGTATAAGAACCGAGGCTCATCCAAATCAGGTCGCCGTCGTCTACGAGATTTCCCGCAGCTACTCCAACCGTGCCGAAAGGCGTGTATCCTGAACCTGATGTGCCGCCGCCGGATGCTTGGAAATACAGAACATTAGGAGATACCGGAAGACCGTTCTGCAACCCCGATGGCTCAACGATGGCCGTTGCCGCATCATTGTTGGTGACCGTTCCGATAAGAGGATATGCCGTGCTCGGGAGCCACGGTGCAAGGCCCGCATTACTGATGCCCGGACCAACCCAAATCCAAACACAGCCTCCATCATTGGTGTGCTGGCCTAGAGCTTTCTTAAATGTCGGAACTGTGTTTCCACTTACCCCGCTCGTGTTCGCGCTCGACTGCACGTATGCAGCCTTCGTAACCGGGTCATAAACGATGCACGGATTCGTCGCCGTTCCGCCAACCGTCGCGTTATTATAAGTCGTATGTGCGGTCCAAGCAACGATAGGACCCTTGTTAGTCCACGTGATGCTGCCGCCGCCTGTCGTGTCTGAAGTGGTGCCACCCGGAGTCTGATTCCAGTGCGGTTGACCGCTGCCTGATGTTCCAAACTGCGTCGTATTCGTGGTCGAGGCATTAACTGATTGAAGCTGCCACATGTCTCCGGTGCCGGAATCGAAAATCAATCCCATCGTAGAGAACATTGTCGACGCAACCCAGCCTACTGATGCAGAACCGCTCGGGGTAATAACAACCGTCGGAGGCACAGTCGGCGCAGCTAATCCAAAACCGAATACCGACCCATTCGGACCTGTGTTGGCTGGATTCCAAGTCCAAGTGCTGCAACCATCTCCAGCATACAAAATCCCAGCGACCGCGACGAAGCTTGTTTGTCCACCGCAGGTCTTCTTCGCAAATAAAAGCTGCTTCGAGCCGTTCTGCTCGTCCCACCAGACGCCTCCGCCTGAGGTCGCTGTGGCGGCAATCGTCTCCGCGATGCCGTTTGGATTTGCGAGCGTCAGCTGCGTGGTGCTGCTTGCTATGACAAGGAATGAGCCATTGTTTCCGGGATTGGTGACGAAGCCAGCGATTGAGAACAGCAAGCCGACGTAGGCGTTGCTTCCGCCAAGCGGGAAGGTTCCAGTGTAAACGGTGTTGCCGCCGGACGCATTGGCCGCAGCAGATACCGCGAGGGCTCCGCTCGAACTCGTATCGATGATGACTCTAATCGTTCCGTCAAGTTGAGGAAATGCGAACGTGTAATCCGGCGGAGTCGGATAAGTTGTCGTTGAGAACAAAGACAGGCCGGGACGGCGCTGTAGCGCAAGCTGATTGTTCAGCTCGACGTTGCGCCCGCTAAGAAGTTGACCGGGTCTGCCCCCGTAGAATTTATTTTCAACCTGAGTACCGCCCGGGTGGAACTGCGCACGGTTGGTATTCAATCCTTCAAAGTAGGTCTCGGTGACGATGGAGCCCCACGCAGACGGTTTCTTGACCTGTGCTCCGCTGAGTTCAAATGCTCCCGGCATTACTGCGCTCTCCCTGCGTGACCTAGCTGTACAGCTCCTAGCGTTGACTGACGCTCCACTTCACGAGCCAACCATTGTTGAACAAAAGCATTTCTCTGCATCTCGGTCAAACCGCTTGCCTTCGACAAGAAGGCCGCAACGCCGCGCTGACGATAAAGTTGCGCACGGGGGTCATCGACCATCGCGAACGCCTCCGAAAGAAACAAGTTATTGTAGATATCTGAGTACTGGTCCGGAATCGGGTCCCAAGCAAAGTTCGATACGTACGCCTGAATTGTCTCTGCGACGCCAGCTGCGTTCACGACCGTGAGAGTCGTGGTGGTCACGCTCACGACAACGAACGAACCGTTATTCACCGTGTGTGCAACGAAGCCTGTGATAATCGCTGTCGAGCCTGCGGGGAACGAAAGGGGGTCAAAGGTTCCAGTATAGGCCGTGTTTCCGCCGGACGCATTTGCTGCCGCGCTGATGAAGAAGGGGCCGAACTGCGGCGCTAGCTTTTGGTACGTGATGATTACCGAATATATCTGGTCGGGCACGCCCATAAAGCGAAACACGCAGCCCGCCGTTGAGCTTGCGCTCTCGACCGACATCGCGGTCGGGCGCTGCTGAAACGACGACGGAGACAACGCTCTGTTATTGTAAAGGTCCTTAATTTCGTAGATGTTGCCTTGGTCATCCTGAATCGAGACCTTTTCGACGAAAGCAAAGTCGAGAACACTGGCTTCAGTATAATCTTGCTGACCGACCACTGTATTGAATGTCGCTGTATTGCGGTTGAAGTACCACGTTTGAGGCGGATTCAGAATCGAATTGCGAATCATCGAGGCAATCGAGACCGCAGGTTCCTGTCCCAGTCCCGCCGTGAGCGGCGAATACTGAATGAACGGAGCGGCCCAATTCAAGGTGTTCTGTAAGTTCAATGACATGATTAAGGTCTCGGGTAATTATAGGGCCAAGCAGCTCCCTGAAAGTTATTACGGCTGCGCGCCGCGCCAAACACGGTGCGCGATGGGATGAACTTGTTCTCTTCCAGCTCGCGGTCTTCTTTCACGCGCAACTCCATCAAAGCCTGCTGCCACAGCTTCCACTCGGTTGGAAACTTCGCGTAAACGGCCTTCTCCGGGGAGCGGTGATAGAGCTGAGCAATGAAGCCGTCGCGGAAGAATGTCTCGAACTCGTCCGGCAGAGGAGCCAACGTCTGGCTCAAACTGACGAAGCGAACGGGCTTCATCTGCGCCGTCAAATTGAACTGCCACTCGGTGCCCGTCGACGACGGAACCGGGGTGAAGCGGAAGCCCCAACCGTTCGGGTCAAGAACCGTCCACTGGGTCGATGCTCCGGCTCCAGATACTGTGGTACCCGGGACCGCATTGCGCGCAGCAAGCGGAGGCGCGGTGCCTTCGATGCCGTACGTGGTCAGCAACAAGAAGTTGCCGTTTGCATCAATGATTTGGGTAATCGGGTTGTCCGGCTGGTCTGTGTTCGCTGAGTTATCAACGTCGCCGCCAGATTCATACGTGCCCGGATTTACGGTCATCGTTACCGTTACGGTCGGCGCGGTCAAGACGGAGTCGTTGATGCTGACAATCGTCCAGCTGCCGTTGTATGCGACCGGGAACACACTCGTGATTTGGAGCGTGCTGCCGACCTTGATTGTTGGGAGAAGACTTGTTATCGTGAATGTTGCTTGTCCGCCGGAGCCGCTCGACCACGAGGCCGCAGTTACCGCCGAGCCTGTAGGCTGGTAATAGACTGAGCCCGGTCCCGGATTGTTGCCGAGAGTCGCGCCGCCGACGTTTGCCTGTCCCCACGTTCCGTAATACAGCGTACGGTTCGGGAACCAGTTGCAGCGGAAGCCGGGGTCACCGAGACCCGCGCCGCCCGTGTAAGTCGCCGTAATTTGAGGAAGCTGACGCCCGCACTCGATGCGCGCGAACGGCTTCGGGATAGCACTGTTGTTGATGTCGAACGCCACGCCGCGCTCCAACCACGACATGTTGAGCAGCGGACCTGCTGCCGAGATTGCGGTTGCAGCGTGAGTCTCTAATACGCCGCCCGTATTCTGCAACACGAACGAGACCGCCGAAGAAGCGACGCACATGAAGGTTCCGTTGTTGCCGCCGTTGGTGAACCCGGCGATAACGAATGGCACGCCTACGTATCCACCGAATGCGCCGTCAGGCATCGTGCCCGCGTAAGTCGTGGTTCCGGCTGCTGTTGAGACCTGCGTAACCTGAGTCAACGTCAAAGTGCCCGTAAGTCCGGCAGGGTTAACGACCGCATAATCCTGCTGAAAGCTGTTCGAATAAATTGGCGGGATATTGAACTCGTTCCACTTGTGAGGAAACGCGGTCGAGCAAATCGCGTTCATGACAGTGTTCGCGCACGATAGCGCAACCGTCTGCGTATGACCGCCCTCGTTCAGAATCGGTTCGATGTCGCCGTAAGTCTCCGCAACATCGACCAGATGTTGAAGAGGGATGGTTGAAAGGGTTCCGAAATTATTGTACGACATTTATTCTCCCGGCCCGTAAGTACCCGGCGCTCGGCTGTTTTGCGGAATGTTGGGACTGATGCGGCAGTCTACGGGCGCACCTTGAACACGGCTATCAACGCCCGGAATTGTTGAGTTACTGCTGGTCTGCTTATCGTAAATCAGCGTACCTTGGACCGAGCGGCTCGCGTTGGGTCCGAACGGGGACAGACGACAATCGGGAACGCTATAAGCGTTTGACGGTGGTGCTGGCGCAGTCGCGGTAAAAGATGCACCAAAGCCCGTCCACTGATTACCCCCACCAAGAGTACCTAACACACTTACTGTGCCCGCCGCTCCGGCATCCGCCCAATCTAAGAGACCAATTTCAGAACCAGGTTGAACGGCGGCAGTAAAACTTCCGCCAGCCGTTAGAGTTGTTCCGCCTGCGTTACTGAATACCCCACCGAAAATAAGGTCGTCATTAAAATTTGCAGCGACAGTATAGCTAACGTTATTGTTGAAAGCTTGAGCATGTCCTGTCGCATCAAGGGCAGCCGTAAAACCAGATGTATAAGAGTATTCACCGATAACAATAGAGCCAAAGGTCTGGCCGACTCCCCCGATACTTACAGCAGCCTTCGAGCTGTTTTTAGCAGACAAAACATAAAACACGCCAACATAGTTTGAACCTGAGTAGTTGAACCAAGAACCTGCTTGCACCCAAATGTTTCCGGCGTTGTCCGTGACAGCTATATTGCCGATGGTAGAAGCCACAGTCAAAACAAACGCAACAAGTAAATGCCCCGGCACATTGTTATTCCCGAACGTCGCAGATGTCGATGCCGAACTTGATGTGGAAGCAGCATAGTTATTTGCTGTTGTAAATATGGCAGCCATTAGATTGTCACCCAATTTGCCCCGGCTGCTGACGGAGACACCAGCACAGCCTTGAATTTTTTCGCAGACCCGTTAGAAATCGTTGTTGTACTGCCGCCATCTATAGTCTGGCTATTGAGACATTGGATAGTAACCGTATTTGCGCCAGACCCAATATTCTTAATTTCGACTATCTGACCCATCATTTGTGTGGCATCCTGTAAAGTAGCCAAAACGTTTGCAGATGTTGGGTCTGCCATCACGAATAAATCAGTCGGAGCTAACTGATACGCAGGAGCAGCATTAGTCTTGAATGCCGCCCCGACCATGTGCCACGTATCAGAATTTGTACTCGTTACGCCGGGATTTACCGCGCCCGCCGATGCTAGAATCTTAGATTCTCCAAAAGCGTTTGTTCCTGCTGGAGTCTTGCCATCAAGATTTAAAGTGAACGTCGCTCCCGCTGTTAGCACCGGGTTATTCTCGGTGTCGTTGTAGCCTAGCCCGAGAATCAAATCGTTGTTAGTCAAGGATGTCAAACTGCCCGCAGTCCACGACGTTCCTGTTCCAGTATTAGTTGAACTGGCTTCTGGAGCAGCATTCTGCACGTTCGAATATTCAAACATCGCGCCATTCATCGTTTGAGGGCTGCCGTATTGAAGTGTAACCGTCGTGATGCCGGGATTTACATTCAGCGCATACCAGACGTGCGTAGTCCCAATCTGAGTCCAAACATTATTCTGATTATCCGTTACCGTATTTGGATTGATGCGATTAATCATCACCAACAAATTTCCCTGCGATACCGGGTTCGGCAGAGTATAAGTGAACTGGTTGTTAGCGTCTGTGTTTGGGTTGGCGCTACCTACGGCCTGTAAAAATCCGCCCGCTGACGGTTGAACAATCGTGTTTGGGTACGCACTCTGAATTGTGTTACCATAAAGACTGTTAATTGCAGCTTGGATAATCGGAACTTCTCCGATGTTCACACCCGCTTGCGTGGGATGAATTCCGTCTTGAAAATACGTGACGTTGGCATAAGCGCCGTCCGCTCCTAGCTGAGGATTCGCGGCGACGTCTGCAAGAGCATCAGCGCACGTCTGCCAACCCTGACGTATAAGAATATTAAGAGCGTTCTTTGTCGCATCTTCGCCGAATCTTGAAATCATAGTCACGAGAACAATCTTCCATCCGATTGCTCTTCGCGCTCGGCAGTACGCAGCTAAATTTGCCCATGTTCTAACAGGGCCACCCACATCCACATTTGTGCCACCCCAGATTACAACCACGTTGCGGGATGCCTTCGGTCGATATAGCGGGTCTACACTCAACGGCGCGTCGGCGAGCATTTGCGTAGTTGAGGTACCCGGTAATCCTTGATTGCTGATATCCGTGGTTTCTCCGTTTCCCACGCCCATCAACAACGTATAAGCTGTAACGCCCTGTCCTGCCGTTATAGAATCGCCGTGAGCCGCTATCTGGTCTCTCTGACTGACCGTGTCTCCTATGACAACCTGCACGCCACGAGCCGCCATCAGTGCAACAACGGTATCATTATTTTTGGCAACTTCTGCTGCCGTCAGTACTCGGTTATAAAACAAGGCGTAATAAATCGCGCCAGTCATGTACGTGCCGGAGATTCCGCCTAGCTGGTATGAACCGTTTGTTTGAAGACCAACAGAGGAACCTGATTGATAGTACAAAGACTCCTGTGAGCCAATGAAAAATCTGTCGTTCGTGTCCAGTAACATCGAATAAAAATTAGTTCCGGCGATGATGCCAGTTGAAAAAGACTTGTACGACGGCCCGTTGATGAAACTGAGCATTCTTGCGCTGCCTGTCAAAACCGAATTGGAACTCCCTACTGCGGGAACCGACGTTGCGCCATAAGCGGCAAACGCAATCGAGTTTGCACCGCTCCCTTGCACTAAAGAATTCGTGTTGTTCGTGTTGGACGTTCGGAGATAAGTAGCGAAAATTTGAATCGTTTTTGCAGAGTTTAACGCTGCCGGGAGCATGACTGCCCCAACTCCGGAAAGATTTAAACCTCCGGACGTTGCAAAAAGCGTTGGTGCAGTTCCTGCTGTCCCTGTTGCACCGTTACCGTTTCCTGAATAGTCGACCAAGGCCGCAGCCGATTCTGTCGACAGAATACGATATTCAGCCATCAAACCAGACTGAACAACACCTGACGGTATTCCGGATGCTGGCACACTGACAACAGATAGAGGAGAACTAGCCGAGCCATTTCCAGATAGGCTGGAATCTGTTTGAACGGTACCCGCACCTCCGGAACCTATGGCAAGGTTTCCATAAGGTGTTCCTGTGGAATCGATGCCTGCTTCTACTGCCCCATTGGCACTGAGAAGCTGCAAAAAGTCTTGACCCGCATTCTCTGACTGCCATTTTTCGTATGTTCTTTTTGTCGGAGATGACATTAGCGCAGTCCTGTGAATAGCAAAATTAGCGCAGCGGTGGGAGCACTTTTAAATTGTGTTTGGATGCAGCCGAAGGAGGTCGATTGAGAAGTTTGTGTGGTGGCTACTGTCGTCATCTTTCCTCGGAGAAAAGAATGGGGCGGAAGCCGCCGCCCCTCGGGTTGTTTGCCTTAAATCTGGAAGTTCTCTGGCAACTTGCCTGCGTCAGTTCTTGGTGCCGGACCTTGGACGGTCTCAGCGAAACGTTCCGATGATGACGGCTTGTTGCTGCTGTCTTCGCACATTTCGTACGCTCGACGCCAGCCGATGCCTGTCCAGTTCGGAATCTTGTTTCCGTTGCGAGTCAGGTAATCGTCGGTGTCGCCCGGGAGCCAGCGTGCGCCGCACAAATTGCACTTGATGACCTGAGTCCGGTCGGTGAAAATGTGATGAAAGACTGCCGGGTCGCGCTGCTGTCCGCGCTGACGGCCCTTGCCGCCCTTCAAGTGACGACACGCCTTCTGCGTTTCAATCTTGGAGACCGTGTAATTCTCCGAGTCTCTGCGGCGTGCCTTGTCCTTTGCTGCTAGTGCTATTTCTAGCTGCGCTTCCTTCTCAGCGATGCGGGCTTCCTTCGCCGCCATAATGCTGAGAAGCTGGAAAAGTCCCTCTTCCGTAACCATCTTGCCTGCCTTAACTCCTACAGCGGCAAGCGTGGCTTCATTCGATGCTGCATTTGGTCCAGTCATTTGTACACCCTTGAGGTTGGCTAAACATCTTCAACCGCCCTGTATAGGCCCGGGGTCAGGCAGATTGAGTAACGTGTCCGGGTAACGTCGTACAGTCCGGCAACACCCGTTACTCTTGTCCGAGAGCTTCTTGGTCTTCGAGGTCAACGTAACGTTTGCCGTTGCGCTTTTCCCAAAGACTGCGGAAGTATCTTGCGGAGATTGCGTTCGGCGATGGTACGCCGAAAATTTTGTGACACTGTGCTTCGGTGATGATTTCTTTCTCAACCAGCTGGATAGCGACAGTACGCCAGCCGCGCGATTTCTCGCCGTTCGGGATGCCGTGTGAATCTAAAAGGAGCACGCTCCACTCCCACATAAACGGCACATCGATGTAGCAGACCGGGCGTAGCTTCTTCGGGTTGCTGGGAGGAATACAGAAAAGTCCTACCGTCGGAACGCCGCCGGGACCTTTCCAGCCGTTGTCAAAGATGGTGGTCTTGATGCCGTTGTCGTTCAGCTTCTTCAAAAAATCTCGTGTTACAGTTCTGTTGACCTTGCGCGCCGCCTCGTTCGTCAGGTCGGCTTGGTCGTCCCACTTGTATGCGCTCGCCATGTTGTCTGAGATTTCTTTCTCGGCGGCGAACGACTCTTTCACGTATGCGCGATAATCATGCGGCCACTTCACCCAGTTGGGGGTGCCGCCCGCCAACATCGTTTGAATTGCTTCGTGCGTTGCATCAACATCGTGGCGTTCGTTGAACGGATTCTCCACGTCGGTGCCCTTGATGAAAGGCTGGCCCGGAACCTGAATCAGACTGCTCATTGTGTATTGTCCTTTGTATTGGAAGAAAGACGAAAGGGGAGGCATCGACCTCCCCTTTCTAGTTGCTTTTCGTAAGCCGGACGCGCTGTGCGCGGCCTTCTGTCGCTTACTGAATTGCCGGAACGCTGTCGATGTAGCGAATACGCTGCGTGTTGACGCCAGTTGCTGGCGGCAAAGTCACTGTTTGGTGGAACTTGTATGAGCACCATCCGCCAATCGTCGAGACTGGGTCGAACGAGCTGGCCGGAGCGTCAGTTACAACGCGGCAGTCAATCGTCTTCCAATCGCCTTCGTCAAGGTCGGTGTCGCCCGGAACTTCCAACCACACACCAATCATCGCGTAATTGCCGAAGACGTAGGTGCGGTAACCAATCTTGCCGCTGCCGTTGTAGTTAGCGGTGGTGGTTACGAATGGGGTCTGCATGAAGCCGATGTTCGTGCCCGGTAGGACAATGACCTTGTTCTGGTCGCTGCCTGCCATTGCGTCGAACTTCTCCATGTTCTCGTACTTCCACAAATCCGCGATGCTGTTGTTCACAGTCGTGGCGTTGTAGATGTCGCCCAACACGTTCGAGCTGATTGCGCCCAAGAACATTCCACGCTTGCAAGGCAACACGTTCTTCGAAACAAGCTGCTGCTTCAATTCACGGATGGTGCCCAAGTCAAGGGTGTACGGAGATGCTAGCAACGAAGACTGGTTGACGTTTGCGTCAACGCCGCTTGCGCTGTCAGCTACCGCGCTGTACAACTCGCTAATCGACTGTCCGGCTTGGTAGCCCAACTCGACTGCGCTGTTGCCGACCAACTCGTCGATAGCTGCCGCGATTGCGAAGCTCGAAAAGTTGGAATAGTTGTTCCACTCGCCAATCTGTGCTGGCGATGACAACTGGGTGATGGTCTCCGGGTTGCCCACGGTACCGTCAGAATTCTGCACAACGTCGCCCGAAAGCGTGTTGTACTGGAAAAACGTACGGTTCACGCCCATGTGGAGACCCTGTACACGGCGTTCAGCCGCGCCAACGAATGCGTTGGTGTTGCCCTTCAAGTTCGGAATCAATTCCTTATCGAAAATGATTGCCTGAGCCGTTAGGACGTTTGCTACGTTTGATGCACTTGGATTTGGACCACTCATGGTGGTTTACTCTGGTCTGCGTGCTCCACGTCTCTGCGTGGGGAATCTTACTGGACTTTGATGCCGTAGCTTGCAAGCTGTTTAACGAACTGAGGGTCGTTATTCTTCTTGCGCTTTATTTCTTCGGCGCTCATCTTTTTCAGATTCTGCATAAATTCTTTTCTCGCGAGTGCTGGGTCTGGCGTTCCCGGACGTTGTGCGCTCAACGAACCCGGAGGCAAGCTCCCGTTCACTCCCGGACGACGGGCCGCTGGTTGCACATTAGGTGCGGCGGCAGACGACGTTACCGTTGCTTCAACCGCAGGCTGACTAGGCGCTGCTGGCTGGGCTGGTGCTGCTGATGCTGGCACTGCGGCTGACGATTCCGCGACCGGGATTGCCGGGGCTGCGGGCGTAGTCGAAGCGGTGGACAAGACCGGATTAGCGGTCTCGCTCACAGGTGTTGTTATGCTCGTCGACGATGCGACTGGCACAAGTTGGTCCCCTTGTTCCTTGAGGTCTTGAAAAGCAATCTCTAGGTTGTCGAGGGTAAATTCAAGATTGTGTTCTACAAAGTACTCGGCCATTGCTTTCTTATTGGCCTCGCACGGGTTGTAATCGTGCAGATGCTGGCGCATGAAATGATTCGAAATTGCGCGGCCTTCTTCACGTAGCTCCTTCTTTCGGAGTTCCTGCTCTCGCGTCTGATACGCGCTCTCGATGGTCGCCTTAATAACGTCAGCGGCCTTCGCCGGGTCTTTCTCTTCCACAGCGACCTTCGCTGCTTCCGAGATTTGCTCCGGAGTTAAAATTGTTTTCTCTGCCTTCTGAGTCAGCTTCTGTCTCTTCAGACGATGGAAGGCGCGCGTCGCCTGCGTATGAACTTCCCGCTGCTTCGCCATCAGCTCCGGGAGCGTGGCGGCAGAAAGATTCGTCGGACGTCCAATCGTGGTTCCGTCCTCATCTGCGACTTGATAAATCTGGCTGTATCGAGTTGGCTTACCGCTCGCATCTCGCGTCACGGTCACGCCGACCTTTTTCAACTCTGCATCTTCCGCTTCATGTGGATTAACCACGACCGCCGGGACAGGCGGCACCTCGGCAGGCACGATTGGCGCTGCGGCCATCGCCTCTGCTTCCGCTGCCAATGCCTCGGTCGAGGGCGGGACAACGCGATTCAACTGTGCGTCGACTTCTGCTTCCCGACTCTGGGCCTCTGCCATCAGCTCTGATGCCCGAACCGCGAGAAGGCGAAGTGATGCCTTATCCGCCACAACAGCCGGGTCATTCATGGCTTTCCCGATTGATTTCAAATCCATTTGTAACACTTGCTCTTGAGTGATTGAACTCATTGTATGTCCTTATTGATTCGACTTCGTTCCCTCGACGGGAGATTTTGGCATCGGCATCTGAAAACGATTCTTTGGGTCCGCTGCTACCAAAGAAGGATTCTCGCGCTGCTGTGCCTCTTGTACTGCTGCTCGCTGATGGACCTTGACGGAGTCAAGGACTTCAGCAGAAAATTTGTTCATGGCATGGGCGGTGGTCTGCAATCCGGTAAGCACTTCCGCATAACGCTCGGTGGTTGGCTTCAGCTTGATGACTTCCTCGGTCGCGTTGCGGCAAGCCTCTGCCATCAAGCGTACCAAGATTTTCCATCCCGGCTGATTCACGAGCTGCGCGAGCCCGATGCGCTCATCGTATGAGAGCCCATAACCCAACAATTTGCGACCTTCTGATTCTGCCATTTTTATTCCTTCACCCTTTCAGGTATTGTGAGGAGGGCGACCGGAGTCGCCCATCCTTATAGTGCCGTTGTTGAACCGAAGCCTTGCGTCTGGTCCGGCCCGCCCGAGAGTTCCGGGCTGGTTGATTTCTCGATAGAAGAGCGGAAGGCTTCATTGCCCGCCTTGCCGAGCTGCTTCTGGTTTTCGAGCGTCTGTTCCTGTTCGAACTTCGCCTGCTGCTGCTGCTGTGCTGCCTTCGCCTGCGCTTGCTGCATCGCCGCTGGGCTGTTCGCCTGATGACGCTGCTTCTCATCGTCCGTCATTTCGCGTAGGAAGGCCTGACTGAACTTCCAGCCTGCTGCGTCCACGAACGCTTGGAAGATGGCGACCGCGTCGAACTGATATCCGGCGTCATTTGCGTTTGCAACGAAGACCGGGTTGTTCAACAGCTGAATCATGATTGGGAGAGCCTGCGCCATTTCCTTCTTGGCACCGAGGTTTGCTCCCGCTAGAACTTCGTACTCGACCTTCGCATTGCGATACTGGATGTGGTCGACCTTGAAGTCGTTGCCAATCTTCTCGCCGAGGATGTCCTTGATGACCGAAGTCGGCAACAGGTCGTTGTCGAGGTCGTCCATTTGAAAGAGCCACGGTTCGAAAACCTGACGAACGAATCGTCCGGTCGGTCCATCGAGTCGGCTTGCGTTCGCTTGTACGACCGCTGCCGCTCCGGTTCCGCTTCTCATGCCTGTCGTGCTGATGCCTGCGTGTCCCGCGCCTTGAACGACCTGCTCGTTCGCGCCCGAGGTAGCTGCACCCGCTGACTGCGACTGCTGGATGAATGCGAATGCCTCTTGAGGAGGTGTCGGCATTTGTAGGAACTTAAAAGCTTTTTCGACGTCTTCTTCAACGTCGATGATTCCGCCCTGCTCCCAGCGCGTATTCTGCGTCGGGGCATTGTAGCCTTTCTTACGAAGCGCTACGGGTTGCAAACAGTAGGCAAGCAGGTCAAGCGCAAGGTTCGTTACACCCTGCTCAACAATCTGCTCGCTGCCGATTAGCAGGCCGAGTCCCTGACCGTAGAACGAATCCGGGATATTGCGCCAGTTCGCCGAATAGAAAGGAATCTTTCCGTAAGGGTTGGCTTCATTGCGAATCAAAATATTGTGGCCGTTGTAGATGAGCACAACGATAACTTTTTCGTTGTCCCAACGCTCCAAAATTTCGAGCGGGGCTCTGTTTGGGTCGGCGCTGGTCTTGTACGAGCGTGGCTTCGAGTGCTGCAAGTAGCCCATCATCCCTTCCGGGATGGTCATCGTAATATTGTCCGGCCCCGGCGAGGTCGACTTCATGAACATCTGGCGAAGAATTTCCTCGCTCGGAATGTTATAGCCCTCAACGCCGCGCAGACGCTCTAAATCTTGGTACGTCGCGTAATCGCGCCAAACAACCCACTTCGCTGTGCGAATGTCGCCTACACGGCATCCCGGGTCAACAAGAACCGTACGGATGTCGCAGTACTTAATCCACGGATGAGAGACGGTCTTCTTGTAAAACTCAATCTCGAAGTCGTCCGAATCCGGCGTGTCAATCGGAGCAGTCGTGAGACCTTCCGGCACTTGAACCTTGGGCGCGTAGCGCTTGTACTTCTTCTCGGTCTTCTCGTATTCCGCGTATCCCCACTTCCAGATTGCGGTGCCGAGAAGGGCCATCTGCTCTAGCCCGCGCTCAACCTCTTCCTCAAAGCGCATGGCCTTGAGCTGGAAGGTAAACATCGCAGTCTTCGCTTGAATCACTTCCGGCGTGGTGCCCGGACTTGGACGAAGCAGGAAACAAGGGTCTTCGTAGAAGATGCCGCCCATAATCTTCGGGACAATCGAACTGATGTGGTTCGAGACCATGAACTTCGGAACCGACGACGTTGCTACGTCCGTCCCGTTGTTCGCGCTGTCCGTAGACATCGGCGACTGGTACAGCAAGTCGGACATCGTCCAACCGCTGGCCCACTGGTTGATGTTAAGAAAGTTATCTGCTAGCTCGGTATCATCAAGAACGAGTTTAATCGCAGCGGTATCGTTGAACTGCACGGTCCCAGTGTCGGAGTCGATGTGAGTATTCTCCATCGTAATCTCTTCGGCTGGTTCTTGTGCCAAATTTTGTATTGCTACGTCGATATCGCTCATCATCTGTCCTTGACATTACGTGCCGCCGATTAAGGCGTCTTCGTGTGCCCCGGCGCGGGGCTGTCTAGTTATAAGCGCCAAGGCCCTTTATTGCCGAATATAATCATTCGAGGGTCTAGCGGCTTTGTTGGTTCCGGTTCTTCCGGTTCCGGTGGTTTCGTTGCATCACCCCGTTCGCCGCGTAGATATTGTTTCCACGTTGGCGCGTGAATCGTAGGGGCCAAATCTTTTGTCTGACTGTGAGGCGTGCCGGAGAACATTGCGTCATGACGCATTCTCGTGATGCGGCGTCTCTCTGCTTTCTCTTCGTCTTCCGCTTTCTGACCTTCTTCTTCCGGGGTCAGTCTAGCTCGAATGAACATCTCCGGTGGGAGAGTTCGAGAAGCTTGAGAGATGGCATCCGGTATATCGTCCTTACGGCCCTTCTTAGTCTCACCAGTGAATCTTTCGAACTGCTTATACAACTCGTCGTTCCACGGGCCGGACACAAAGTGAAGGCGGTCATCGGCAATTAAGACTTCCAGCGTTTTAATGCGATTTGTTTTCTCGTTCGCCGTATTTCCTGTTGGCACTTTTATGATGCCATTCAAAACTTGCAAACAGTTGTATTTCATCGCATACGAATGAACCACGGCCATTAGAAGGTCAATCCCGTTACACGCTTCTATAAACGTTCGACGCGGCTTATGCTGTCTCAAAAATCGGACAAAATGGTCCGCAAGGTCCGTCGCTCTCCACTTATCAAAATCTATATCGAGAACAACGAGTTCTTCAGTTCCGTCCTCGCGAGTGTGTCGAAGAATGGCAGCTAGTACACAATAATCAGACCCTCTGTTATCCGTATAGGCCCAATCAACAACTACAATTACTTCTCCTGTTGTTGGAGCGGCTGTGCGCGCGTAAGTCTTCTGACGCAAAGTCTCTCTATCGAAGTGGGTTATTAAATCGGTAACTTCGAGCGGGTCTGTTGCGATGTTCAAATACTGGTTTTTGAAACCGCGCTCTTTGTATTCCTTCATCTTGGTACGAAGCGCTTTCCAAGTGTGCTTATAAGGAAACCACAAATCAACCATATCCTCGGTAACTTCAAAAAGTCCTTTCGGCTTCTCTAAAAGTTGGTCATAAAGGACTCGAAATTCAGGTTTCGGGGTCCAACAAGCGAGGCATAGATACTTGAATGATTCCACTGTGTCTGCATCTTCGTCTTCCGGTATAGCGCCCATGCGCCAGCCGTACCAGTCTGTCGTAAAATACCGAGTACCGATAATATCCGTGAATCCCCACGATTCAATGATTGCGTTAGTTGATTTAATCTTCTCTTTCAGCTTCGCTCGAAGTTCTTCATCAGCTGAGTTCTTGTCTTCGACGGCGTCATCTAGTTTTCTGATGTCGCAACGTTGACCAACGAAGTTCGAGTCTAGCGACGTAATCCAGACGTGGTCTTCTTTGATTTCGCATATATGAGCGGGGCACGTAATTGCTTGTTCCGAGCGGCCATCGACGCCCGTCAAAATATACTCAGGGAAGAGCATCTGAAATGCAGACGGTTTTCCACGAGAAGGCAAATAAAAATACTGCTTAATTTCGCCCATCAACTGAGTAGACAGTCTCTTAACCGATGTCATTATCATGATACGAATGTCCGGGCAGTTCAACATCCACTGCACCGCATCCAATCCATCGATTGTTGATTTATATCCAGAACGAGGAGCGAGCAAAATTAGTGTGCGAGTCTCTGAGCCATCAGTAGCAAAACGTTTCTGCTTCCCAATCATCTCGTGGATATCATCGATAGTGCAATCAGGGAAGTACAAACCGTCAAAGTTCTTTTGAACGAACGCGTCACAAATTATCTGATGTGTGCAATGAAACAAGCCCATACCTAGTAAACGGCCAAGCCAGAACAAATCTTTGCGCGCTTTGTCGCGCAGGTCCAGCCAATCACGAAACGAGACTACCCGGTCAACCTCGTAAGTCTTTCTGTGCTCGGTGTTGTCCGGCTCAATATTCTCGCCGCCGATTCTAATAGCACGAATCACGATTTTTTGAGCAGCTGGTATTGGGAAGTTATTCTTCTTCTTCCCCGTCTTAGCATCGATAATATCTGGGTCTTCTTCGCCCACGATGGTAGGCGCGGCACCCTCATAAATAGCAAGCAATGAGACTGCGCTGCGGCACTCGCTCTTATAAAAGGTTTCGCCCGCATCTAGCTCGTGTGCCCAAGCGAGGTTCTCCGCGTGCTCTTTAAGCCGAAGACCCTTCTCTTCTTCCTCTGCAACAACATCAGTTACCGGATACGGCTCCGGCATTCCCTTATCGCGGGCGCGCTTGTTCGCCTGTCTACGACGGGCTGCCTCTTTCGCTTGTTCTGATGTTGCCATGAGTCCTCATTGGATTACTGATTAAGTGCCTTCACTGCATTGTCGTGCGATTCGTTTGCTGCCTTCAATTCCGGGCCTTGGTCGGCCTTGACTCCCATGAAGCTTTCTCCGCCCGGGCGTGCCGCGCGTGCGTGGGAGTAATCCGATGGCGGCGTTGACTTGCTTAAACCGGAGTGACCTGACTTCGTGCCGACGCTTGAGTTATTGGCGTTGTCGAGAGCCTTGTGTGCGCTCGCGAGCGCTGCGTTTGCTTGTGAAATTCCGTCTGCCATATTCCCTCTCGATTAAGTCTTCGAAACACCGTCTGCGGCGGGCTTTGGGTCTGCGAGCAAATCCTTGCAGATGCCGAACTCTTTCTTGGCGTTCTCGGCCAGCTTACTGCCGTCTGCCGGAAACCCAAATACGACCGCAAAAACTCCATCCTTATCAACCATCTGTCCGATGATTTTCTCATCGTCGGTTTTTGTAATAAGGAAGTCTACATCTCCGTTTATGTAGTGTTTACCCTTGTCGTCTTTCTTTTCGAACTTGTAAACAACGGGCTTGTCCAGCTTATCCACTTCATCTGGTCCCGGAGAGACTGAAATTATTGTGATGTTGTCGGCGCTGACTTCAATGTGTGCGCCTAGAAATGACCCCGGCGCGCACCCACCTACGTCATAACCTACCGCCTTATCTTGTGCCAAACCGAGCGTGCCTGCCAAAGCGAGCGCTGCCACGAGAATTACTGTACGAACAAGTTTCATGGGTTTTCTCCCAGACGGCTCTTGACAGAGCACAACCGTCTACAGCCGCCCCGTAGGTCCTCTGCTCGGCTTACTTCTGAATATTGATGTCAACCGTCTGCGTCTGCTGCTGACCTTGGCGCTGGTTGTAATCTTCCTTGGCGCTGTGCGCGAGAAGCAGCGCTTGAATCGCACCCGCGAAAACCGCGAACGAGGTGAGGTCACGACCGTGCAACCACCCATAGCAACCAACTACTGAAAACGCGGTTGCAAAGAAGGTGCAGCGTCCCATCCACATACGAAAGAAGGCGACCGCGACGTTGCCGCTGGTTACCGTTTGAAACGCCTTTACTGCAACATCCGGAATCTTCATTTACTTACCGAAGCCGCCCATTGTGTGAGCGAAGTTGGCCATCTTAGCCACGTGCGAATTTTTCGAGTTGCGAGCCTCTTCCAGACGCTCCGCAGGAATCGGTTTGTCTTCCGAAATCCCGAGCGCGCGGTGAAGACCGCCCTTGCGCAGATGATGCATCGCGCGATAAAGTGAAACGTTGTGCTTTGCCATTATTCTGTTTCCTTGCGCGCTGAGCGCACGACGTGATAACCGCCCGCCGTTTTATTGGCCCAGTGCTCTACTTCATTCCCCGACATGCGGGTCTGGCTGCCCTTGGGCTCATTCGCGGGAGCGTGGTCTAATCCGGCTGCTTTGGCGTTTATCTCCAGTGCAGCACGGCCCGCTATCACCGTAGGAAGATTTGGCGTCGCGCCCATTAAACTGCTGGCGGTGCGCCAGCTGCGCCCGGAGGCGGCGCGCCTGCTCCCGGCATCGGCTGGTTGGCCGCGTCGTTCGCTTCGCCCGGGTTCGGCTGAGACGTGTGGTCCATCATGTGGTCCATCATAGCGTCGTGGTCGCCCGCCGTACCCTTCACGTCACCTTCGCGCTTCGCAGGACCTTGAAAGCCGTGCTTCTCGTGAATGTGGTGAACAGTGTGTGAGCCGTCGTCGTGGTGCTCGGTAATCGAGTGGCTAAACTTGTGGTGCTTCTTCATAAACCCTCTTAACTTCAGTAACTTCTGCGCTTCTCGCCAAGATATATTCTCGCCCTCGTGCCCGTCGCAACAGTCGTCCCAATCAACGCTCTGGCCTTTGTGTTCGGACATTGCGTCGGAAGTTTCGTCCTGCTCTTTAGACATCAGATTGCAAAGTCCGTCGTGACCTTCTGTAGGAACAAAGTGTTCGCAACTTGCGCCCTGCTTGAATCCGCCGCAGTTCGTTCCGGTCGGGGACTTCGCCCATTCCAAACCTGTTTGGTCGGCTGCCTTATCGCCAAGCGTGTTGACGTTGTAAACGACCTTGTCGTCTCCTACCGCGAGAGGCGTGCCGCCTCTCTGATAGCAGCAAACTGGCGTGTAAACCTGTTTGCCCTTCATGGCTCGGTCAATAACAATGTCCGGCCCGTGAATCTGGCATCGCTTCTGGTTGATGTAAAGAAACGGACAGTTGAAGCATGACTTCGGTACGTCACCTGTATCTTTGCCACCGACAAATGCGAGCGCCCATCGCTGCACGCCAGAAGCTGGTTCAATCTGTATTAACTTAGCCACGCCAGCTCCCTTAAACTGCGTTATTCTTTGTCGTTGTTAATTGGGTTCTGTCCGTGCGTGGTCTCGGCATAAAGCGCGCGAGCCTTTGCAAGGCAAGACTGGTCGTACACGACTTCCTTCACGGCTTCCGGCTTCGGCTTTGAGCCCTGACGTAGGCTCTCCAAATTCGAACCACCGTCCGAGGTTGTCTTCTCGGTCGCAGCCTGCGAATTACCCGGGGCCTTCAAACCGCCGTTGCCGCTCGGCTTCGAGCCGTTGCGGAGCGTTGCTTCCGGACCTAGTGCTTCTGGCCCGGTCGTTCCCATCGTTGCTTGCTCACTCATGACTTACTCCTGTTTCCTTGCTTCCCGAGCAACCGCGTACGGGGTCTTCTTGTGTACGTGCTCCGGGAGCGTATCAAACTTGCCTTTCGTCGCCTCATCCCACTCGTGCAGCCCTTTCTTGCCTAGAATTTCCGGGTGCGCGTGTAGATAGCCCTGTTGGGCCTTGGACTCGAACGGCATTAAGCCTCTTTTACTTCGTCGACGACGTGAATAACCTCATCGCCGCTTAGCACGCGCGCTTGGTTATTGGTCATCTTTTGTACTGCTTCTTCGATGTGGGCAAGGTGGTTCGTGAGAAGCGTTTGCATTCCGGCTTCCATCACGTCCATGTGTTTCACCGTGCGATTAAAAAAGTGAGTGATTGCTTCATAAACCCCGCGCGCTTTCCACGACGCCGCGATAAGGGAGCCTACGATTGCAAAGTCTCTAACGGATGATGAAATTTGCCCCAATGTTATGCTGGATGGGTCGAACATGGGGTCCTTTAAAAATTTGTCGGGGCTATGACTCGACCTGCCGGGGATTTCACCCGATACCCGTGGTGGTCGCTTCTTGGAAGCGCCCCAGCCAACAGGGAAAAAGAAGGGGCGACTTGCGCCGCCCCAGAGGATTACGACTCGATGGTGAACTGGGTCAAGGATGCCTTGTTGGTTGCGTCCGTGGTTCCGAACGTTACGCCAACAACGAAGCCAAGCACTGCGCCTTGTGCCAACAACGGGTTACCCGCGTTGAAGTCCAAACCAGTTACGATGTTTGTAACAGTGGTCGGGGCAGTTACCGAGCCACGAATGAATGCTTCGTAGCTACCAATCAAAAGGCCGTTCGCGCCGTTGTTCGATGCGCCAACGAGTTCTACGTTCAAGCCCCACGGCTCTTGTGCGAAGAACGGGGTAATTGCGCCCGTGGTTGCAATCGAGGTGTAGGTCGGAGATGCTACCGAGCCAGTCACCGCGTACAACTGAACAGTTACGGTACCCGATGGGTCGCCCGTGTCCGAGCCGAAGAAGCCGCTCGCCATCACGTTGAACTGCTGACCTTGGAACACGTTCTGCGCCGGAAGAAGCAATGCGCCTACCGGGCTGGTCGAAGACGGAGTCGAAGGTGCCACGCCGATGGACGGACCAATCGGACGAGGGAAATACTTAACTGTGGTTCCAAGGCCCCCGACTTTCGATGGGAACGCTCCGGATACCTGAAAATCCAATACATTACTCATTGTGTTTTCCTTATTTGTACGCCACCGAAACGGGAAACCGCCTCGGAGACGCTGTTTCAGAAATGCCGCCCTTAGACCGTACTGAGCGGATTGCTAGAAAATTTTTAGAAGTTACCTGCTTGAACGGGCGCGTTGTTTGCGTTCAACGCCGTGGGATTCAAATTAATGCCCGCGAAAGTTGCCGACCCATCGACTACTACTTGAACCGGGTGGTAATAAACTTGGGCATTCAAAAACGCGCTGATGATGTAGGTGCCTGCCGCGAGACCCGCAATCGAATAATTTCCTGACGCGTCGCCGCCGCCAAAGCTAACCTGCTTCGTCAGAATGTTCAAGCACTGAACCTGCGCACCTAATGCTGCTGCGCCACCGACGTTACCGCTGATTGTTGAACCCGCCATTTCTTATCTCCACACCCAGCCACATGCTGGACAAACCTTGACCTCTCCTGATTTCTTTCTCAAGAGTAGTTTACAAACTGCACAAAGACGACTCCACATTGGGAGCCTCCCGCAGTTATTAGCTGCCGTGCGAGACGCCTAGATAATCAAGCCAGTAGGAGATGTTGCCGCCGAGGTTGACGATTTGGAAGATGTCCGCTTGAGCGCCTTGGCCTACTGAGGAGTTCCAGCGCCAAGCACTTGCGAACAGCTGAGCAGTCGAAGAGGAAGAGGTTCTGTCCCCGGCGTGGAAAACGCCTAGACGAGTACCGTTGGTGGGATTAACTGCGGGGTTGTGAACTACGCCGTTGGAGTCAACGTTCAAAGCCACGATTGGCGAGGGAGAATTCGGTGAGCCCGGTTCCGTTCCGGGTACTGTGATTTGCAGCATGTCGAGGTTCTGACTCGCGATGCCGTTCGGTGTAACTTGAGGGAACGCGGTTATCAATGAAGCACCAAGAAATGTGCCGAGCACATTATTCGGAACTCCGCCTGCCGTTGTAGTTGCTGCTGCCATGTTGTCTCCGTAAAATACAAAACCCCCTGAATGAGGGGGTTTCGTTACAATGAATATTGGTTGCGGCGGGTGGACTCGAACCACCATGAACGCTTTCAGAGAGCGCCATCCTGCCAATTGAATGACATCGCAACAGAAATAAATGTCGTCCCCACTGGGGCGATGGGGTCCCTTTTCCTTGGAGGGTCGCTACGCGTTTGCTTTCTCCAAGTACCAGACCGACGACAAGATTGGTTGGGTAAGAAGGATTCGAACCTTCACCTGAGTGATTCAAAGTCACCCGTTCTACCAGTTAAACTATCGCCCAACAGAAAATGGAAGCCTCGAACACGACGCAACGCGTATGACCTTTCGGTTAAATGCCGAATGCTCTTATCGCTCTGAGCTACCGAGGCACAGAAAATTGGTCCCAAGTCGTGGAGTCGAACCACGCCTACCAGTGTTTCAAACTGGGGTGCTACCCTCACACTCACAGGGGATGGAGGAAGAGAACAGAATCGAACTGTCGTCCTTTCAGACGGTCGGGTGTTCGAAACCCGTTGCGAGCCATTCGCACTGTCTTCCGTAAATGGCGGACTGGTAGACGAATCGAACGCCCCCGTATCTCTACGAGCCTCCGGGTTCAAACCGGATTGCACACCGTTGCGCGGTACCATCCATAAACTTGGCGGATGATGTGAGATTCGAACTCACTCGGGCTTTCACCCGCTGGTTTAGCAAACCAGTACGACACTCCGGCTTCGCCGACCATCCGTAAACTTAAACTCCTAGCATCTTGCTGAGCTGCGCGACGCGCGACTTGGCTCTTTCCAAATCCCCGCTCGCTGCTTTGAATCCGTGATTCGGCTGAAACCCGTTCAGCCACTTGCACATCAGCTTGCCCCACAGCTTGCCTTCTTGCTGCGCGCGCCAGCTGTGCGTTGAAATCGTTTCGTCCTGCTGGCCTCGAAGAATCGTAACATTGAACCAGATATCGAACGCGACCAGCGCTCGATGAGGCCAACCTTCTTTAGATGCCGTCAACTCTTGCGCCGCGACCTGCTGTGCCCCGGCCCACGGCACATACAGCCCGCGATATTTGTTAATTACACCAAATATGGTGGATACCGCAATCAAGCCGAGAACCGCACCGCTGAAAATTTCGCCAGTCAGCAACAGCTTATGAAGTGCGTCCATCGGAGCCTCTTAAATTGGCAGGAAGCGTAGGAGTCGAACCCACTCTCTCCGGGTTGGAGCCGGATGTGCTACCGCAACACTTGCAACCTGTAGAAAATCTGAGCTTCCTATTTCACCGCGTGGCTGGCCGTGTCACAGCCCTTTGGACTCACGTTGAAATCACCCGCTCCCAGTGGGATTCGAACTCACACGCGGACACGATGGACGAATGCTGTCTAGGTCAGCACGTACGGACTAAGCCGCCTTCGTATCTACCTCGTACTAGATGCGCCTTGCCGTTCGGCGTCATGGTCCCTCGCGTTTTTCAGGCGCGAGAGAAAAGAATGGTGGATGATGAGGGATTCGAACTCTCTATGGCCCAAGGGCCAACAGGGTTACAGCCTGCCGCGCCACTCCAACTGCGCCGCTCATCCAAACTTGGAGCCTCGTCGAGGAATCGGACCCCGGCGTCCTCTTTACGAAAGAGGCGTCATACCACTAGACCAACAAGGCAAAAATTGGAGCACCGCATTCGATTCGAACGAATGTGACCGAGGTACAAGCTCGGTATACTGGACCGCTGTATGAGCAGTGCATGGAGCCGAAGGCAGGAATCGGACCTGCGCTTGTTCTTTACCAAAGAACTGTTCTACCACTATACTACATCGACTCAGAAAATTGGAGCGAAGTGCGGGAAGTCGAACCCGCGCCTAGACGTTGGCAACGTCTCGTGCTACCATTATACCAACCTCGCCCTGAAACTGGAGCGGCGTCACGGACTCGAACCGAGACGAAGAGTTTGGAAAACTCCAATGCTACCATTACATCAACACCGCTCAAAACTTGGTTGCGCAGAAGGGATTCGAACCCTTGGTGTCCTTTCGGATTCCAGCTTATGAGACTGGCGACATCGGCCATCTAGTCGACCGCGCAACAGAAAAATGGTTGACGAGGAGTGAATCGAACACTCTCTTATTCCTTATCAGAGAATCGTCCTGCCGTTAGACGACTCGTCAACTGAAAATTGGTGGACCATAAGGGACTCGAACCCTCATTATTCCTCGGTGCAAGCGAGGTGCCATCCCAATTAGGCGAACGGCCCACAGTAAAATTGGTACTCGCGGCGGGATTTCAACCCGCGTTCTCGCCTTGAAAGGGCGGCGTCCTAGAGCACTAGACGACATGAGCACTGAAACTTCTTGCCGCCTCCTGTTATCCCGGCCCCTTTCGGACCCCGGGTTTCCTGAACGGCAAAACTTGGTAGCGATGGCGAGAATCGAACTCGCGCTACTTGGTTGAGAACCAAGCGACCTGCCACTAATCGACAACGCCATTGGTGCCTCGTGGTGGAATCGGACCACCGTCTCAAGTTTATAAGACTTGGGCCTTCGCCATTAGACGAACGAGGAATAGAAATTGGTACCCAATCAGAGAATCGAACTCTGCCAGCCTCTTTGTAGGAGAGGTTCATACGACCAGTTTGATAATCGGGTAGAAAATTTGGTGACAGTATTGTGTACCGGGGGAATCACCGTGCCCGCCTCTTGCGTTTTTGCTATCGGCTGAGACTGCCGTTTATAAATTCGTTTTGTACCAACGCTGGCCCATCGAAGACCACTGATAAACAATCTTGCAATCTTCGCACTTCACGACAGTCTCGCGGTCGGGTTGAACTTTACCCTCGACATACTTTCCGCACTGACACATCAGACCTACAGACCGTGATGTTTTGTGAAGGCTCATAAACTTGGTGCATCGCCGGGGACTTGAACCCCGACCTCAGCGCTTAAAAGGCGCGCCATCTGCCGCTCGATATCGCAATGCACTGAAAATTTGGTCGACCGCCTCGGACTTGAACCGAGACCGTGTTCCTTAAGAGGGAATCATTCTGCCACTCGAAATCGCAGTCGACTGAATTTGGTTGCGCGATAGCCCGGGTTCTGTCTAGGACGAACATTCCTCTGAGCCAGCTACCCGACCTTCATCACGCTCAACAAGCGCTCCGGTCCTATTTGCTGTTGCATCCGTGTGGAGTGCCTTCGCTTGAATGACTCAGGTATCTACGCTAACATTTCTGCTGCTCTCGCTGAGTACGAAGCCTTACCCGTCCGCTTACGCGGCCCGCAACTTCCACGGCACGATGTTGAGTTATGCCCGGAACTTCCTCCAGCGCTTGCGCGCCAGCGTTCGTCTACGCTACCAAAAAGTAGGCAGTCTTTCGTTGACGCCAGAACGATTCGGCATTTGTGTCTGAACTGTTTCGCCGACAAACTTGGAGAACCGGGTCAGAGTCAAACTGACCAATAGCGGGTTTGCAATCCGCCGCCTAATCGATTGGCTTCCGATTCAAACTTGGTGCGCGTCGAGGGAGTCGGACCCTCACACCCAAAGGGGTAGCGCGTTTTAAGTGCGCCGCGTATGCCATTCCGCCACACGCGCAAAGCTTACTTGATGACCTCTAGCCACTGATAGCGAGTTCCGCAAGAGCAAGACGCCCAAACTTTTCTCATGCGATAGCCTGAGATAAATTTCTTGATTCGTCTCTTTACTCGATTAAATTTTTTACCACAAACGCAGGTCATCATAAAACTTGGTCGCCCACCACGGAGTCGAACCGTGACGCCCGAAGGCACGGGGTTTTGAATCCCGCGCGTCTGCCAGTTCCGCCAGCAGGCGATAAAACTTGGAGGGCCACCGGGGAGTCGAACCCCGCTCCTAGCGTTCGTAGCGCTATGCAATTTCCGATATACGAGCAGCCCTCAGAAATCGGAATCGTGTTTGCTCTGAACCACAGAGATTACCGCGCCTTGCAGCCGAAGCTGGCGAAGGACTTGACGCGACACAAATATTGGAACACTCGGAGAGATTCGAACTCTCTTTGGTACGGGTTAGAACGCCGTTGGGATATCCAGTTTCCCGACGAGTGCTCAGAAATTTTCGGGGTGCTGACGTGCCCTTAGACCGGAACCTTTTACGCGGGTCCGCACGGAGTGTGTCGCGAATCACTTACGCGCTGGCTTAGGCAAGAAGACAGTACTCGTCCGTTCTCTGGCTCACGGAAGCCTTTGCAAATTTACAGCGCGATGATTCGCGCGATGATTGGATACTTACGGCAAACCCACAGCAGCACAAAAGGCGCTGCGGATGTGAACGAGACCGCAATCAGATACTTCTCGAAGAAGGTCATGAGAACCTCCCTTCTTAAATTTGGGCCGAGATTACAGCTCGACCCGCTCTACATGCAAACTTGGTACCCCGCACAGGAGTCGAACCTGCACGACCGAAGTCACTGGTTCCTAAGACCAGCGCGTCTCCCAATTCCGCCAACAGGGCACTGAAAATCTGCCGAGCGTTCTACCATTAAACTACGTGCGAGCAAGCTCACACGGCGGGACTCGAACCCGCACCTCTCAGCTCATCTGCCACCCGAACAAATTGGTGGACTTAATTTCCGGGCGGATTTTATCAGCGCGAGCCGCCGTCCCGCATAGGGCACCTTTAGTGCCGAGTCCTATTGCCCCAAACCAGCATGCGAGGCCCCGTCAGGGAGCTACCCCGATAGGTTGATGGACTCTGTCGCGACAACATCTCCGTGGTAGGCGTGCCTTGACGCCTCGTTCCCCTTCGCACTTTCGTGCTCCGGTGTCCGTTCGCTCCCTAGAGAGCCGCGACCTCGCGCGCCCGAAGGCTACAGCCCCGAAGGGCCTGCGCTGTCCGCGACCCTGCAAGGGTCCGTAGTGGATAACCGAACGGCTCCACAAAATTGGTCGAGAAAGCTGGATTCGAACCAGCGTGCCCTCGCTTCCGAAGCGAGTGAGATAAGCCAAACTCCTCTATTTCTCGACAGTAAAATTGGCTGGGGCAACAGGACTCGAACCTGTAATGAGCGCTAGCTCTGCCTGATTAACAGTCAGGTGCTGTACCAATTGAGCCACACCCCAGTAGAAAAATGGCGGAGATAACGGGAATCGAACCCGTACTTCATCCGTGACAGGGACGTGTCGTTACCAACTGACCCTATCTCCGCTGAAAAATGGTCGAGATAGAAGGATTCGAACCTCCGGGGCGTTGCCGCACTGGTTTCCAAAACCAGACCGCTACCAAGCTACGGACCTATACCTCGACAGAAAATGTATACATCGTAGCAAACGTTTCGAACCGGACGCTTTCGCCACAACGGCAGGCCACGCAATGTAGCCTATGGTGTTTCACCCTTACGGATGACTTTGACATAGACTCAGCCCACGCTTCTCGCCGAATTAGGCTCGCGAACCTGTAGCGTCTTTTCGGCAATCAGCAAGTAAACTTTCGCGCTTTCCTCGACGTCGCCACTTAAGGCTAGGTGGACTATCTGCACGGTACTGACCCGTCGCTGGGCCAAGAAAATTATTGGTTCATTCATAAGTCGGAAAGCCAGTCGCAGCGGATGCGCCATACATTACCGTCCCAGTGCCCCGGGAGCTGGTGGGAGTCGAACCCACTCTGCCGCTTTGGTGGACTGTGAACCAGCCGACCGCCCCGTGTTCATCATGCGGTGATGAGCCGCCCACGGTTTGAACTCTTAAACCTTTCTGTGCTCGATTGGCGTGAGGTCTAACGTCGTCTCCGCGCCGCACTCGCAAACATATCTGTTGCCGGGTCGTCTCCGAACCGGGTCCCCGCATTCGGGGCATGAAATCAGCCGGGGTGGTTGCCCGACTCCGTTCTTCGCCGGAATCCATATTTCCGTTTCGAACGTTTCCATTGAACCCATCCTACCACACTTTCGAAACCTTGTCAAGCTTTATTTTCGGGGCAGCTTTGGCTCGTGCTAGCTGCCCCTTGGAGGTGCAACTAATGCAAGGTGATGCTACTGCGATTCGAGAACCAGTCTAGCACAGTTCTCGAAACTTGTCAAGTACTATTTTAAACTTGGGGTGAAGTACGGGGGTCGAACCCGTGCCGAGGGATTCACAGTCCCCCGTGCTACCTTTACACTAACGACACCACTGAAAATTTGGCGGTAATGGTCGCCACCCTCCGAGGCCGGAGATACATCTCCGTTTAAGTAGGGCTAATCGCTACCCTTCCTCGACCGTGGGTGAATCCTACCACACTCGGCGGCGGATGTCAAGAACTATTACAGCTTGACGCCAATCTTCGCGATGAGCGCGTCAACCTTCGCTTCCAGCGCCTTCACGAGCGCGCTCTGGTCAAGAGTGGCAACGAGTGCCTTCAACTTCACAATCTCGGCGGCAACGGTGCTCTCGATTGTGACAGCCTCAACCTTGGCTGCGGAGAATACCTTCTCGAACTCGGCCTTGACATCGGTAACAGCGGCCTTTACTTCGCCTTCAACCTTGACGGCCTCAGCCTTTATGTCTGCTACAATCGTGGCTACTTCGCTCATTTTCGTTTCCTTTTTCCAAAATTTTAACCAAGCGAACATTAATTGTTCGGCCCGTGGGTCTTGTGCTTCTCTTCGTGCTCGTTAATCGGATAGCGGTTCAATCCGTTCTGTCGCTGCGCGCAACGCGCGTGGGTGCCCGTGTCTTCCTTCGCGGTCGTAACCTGCTGGACCGGAGGAGTCGCGCGACCGGGATAGCTCTGCCCGCCGACTTCCTTCTGCGTTTCCAAAATTCCCTGCTTCGCGCCGAAGCGAGGTTCTTTCTGGCGAGCTACGTCATTCGCCGCCGTGACCTTCGGGTCGCCGTATGTCGGCTTGTAGTCATCGGGGTCGCCGACCGCACCGTGCTGGAAAGGAACGCTGCTGTCGGGTGACTTCTTCTTTGTCTCTGCCATGATACCTCTGCTCGATTACTTCAAACTAATCTTTGCGGCCTTCAATCTCAAATAGTTGCGAACAGCGAAGAAGGTCTCGGTTGCGGCTAAGCTTCCCCAAAATACTTCTGGAGGGCCGAAGCCCCAGTTGGACATCGCTGCGCCGCCAATCAGGATGGCTACCGCTTGAGCGAAAAATGTGCCCGTCTGACCAATCTTGGAAAAGAACCAGCGGCTAACCGGATTGGTTTCAATGAAGCCGTGCTCCAATCCAACCATCGTGGTGTAGCAGTCTCCCATGAAAGCTAGGAGGAATGCAAAAGCAGTTGCTGCAAGAATTCCTGTCTGACTACCGCTGATGGGTACGAACATTTTTACCTCACAAACCAAAGACCTACTGCCGTCAAAACTCCAGCGAGATACATCCCGAAGTCTAGCGGGCTAGAGCCTCGAACCAGTGGATTCTCGTGCTTCACATCGTACCAAAATTCTTTCACGGCGGCGAACGCTGTCATGCCGATTGCGGCGAACAGCAGCCAGTGCCATCCCGCTCTTCCTATCTGACTGACTAGAAACGCGGCGGTGAAGAAGTGCGCGAACTGCGCGGCGACCTCGTAATCCATGGGCGATATCTGGTCAGCCATCTATTTCCTTATTGCAGGTTATCGTCGTAATCACAATCGGCGGTGCTGGCTGGCCGCATTGGCGGCAGCGACCACATCCCGGACAAACGTCGGGAGCTGCTGGATACTGCGGATATTGCGGATACACAGTAGGAGCTGGATATACAGGCCATCCGTTGGGAATTGTGGGAGTCGGGACGTAGTAAAAGTAATTTGGGTCAACTCCGATATTTCCGTTAGACCAGTTCTTCATTTGCGTCTGTGCTCCACTAATCTTCCGCCCGTCAAGCCTGCGGGGTCTTTGCCTCGCTTAATTGCTCTCATCGAGCTGCCCTTGAATTCGTAAGTGCGCTGCCCATCCGGGTTGTCGAACGTGACGTGCATCGTGTTGTTGTCGATTTGTTTCTTCTCGATGATGTTTTTCTTAGACATCGTATTTAAAGAAATTTCTCTGGAGTCCTGTCGCCACTGGCAGACCGCGCATGCCTACGTTCTGTTGAGCTGCTGCGTTGCCGTAAGGCATCAAGGTCAACTGAGGAAGAAACTCTTCCACTCGTCCAGTCATGCAGTCTGATTCGTTTATAGTCAGCGTGCATGACTCGCCCGGAGCTAGATAATAGGTCTTGCCTCGGTGGTCAACTTGCACGTCGCGGTTGCCCACGACCTTTAAATACATCTGACGGTTGTAGTCTCTCGGGTTCATCCCGATGCTGACTTGCACGCCCATCTCGGTACAATAATTGTTGAACACGCGGTAAACGCGGTTCGCGTAATCCGTCAACTGTGGAATTCCCGGCGAGTGCTCCTGCGTTTGCGGGACGTACGCCTGCTTCTCTTCGAAGACTTCCGGCTTCGGCTTGCGCTTGAATTTAAGCTCCCACATATTAAAACCTGAAACCAAAACTGCGTGGATTGGAATCAAAAGTTGACTTGTGAAGTTTAGCCACGCTGAGTCCGGCACGATGTCCTAATTCAGCGGCTGCATTCTCAACTGCTTCGTCCATCGCGCTCGCGAGTGCGAAGTCAGAAAAGTTTACGTAGTTGGCGTACTCGCTGATGATAGCGTCCTTGCCCATCACATACGTCGTGTACGTCAAAGTCTTTGGTGCCACGCAAAGCGGTTCCAACGCCTTGAGCATGGTTGGGGCGACCACCGCTGCGGCAGTCCCTACCCCGAGCCATTTGAAAAATTTGCGGCGGTTGAGAATCATCTTACGCCTTCTCTATAGCGTTGACGCAAGATTTCCAATCGCTGACTTTAATAATCAAATTCATTAAAGCGGAAATATCAACCACAAAGCCTGCTTGCTTTACGAACTCCGGGTTCTCCAACAGTTTCAAAATAAGAGAAAGAGAATCACGCAACGCTTCTTTAGCTGCGGCCTTTTCCAACTGCTCAAGACGGCGCTCCAGCTGTGCGGTCTCTTCAGTGCGGCGCGCAGTCGAGAGTGCGGCGAGACGAGCCTCGACTTCGTCAAGCTGGCTGTAAACGCCGGAAAGCTTCTTGTTGACCCACTCGTGGCCGACTGGCAATTCGGGTTTGAAGCCCGGTGCCGCACAAGCGGCGGGACGCATAAACTTCTTGGCGCGCTCCAATAGCTCGTTCTGGAATAATTCCAAATTCTCGATGCGACGCAGCAAACGAACGTCCGCAGTCATCAAGCTTTCGACGTCGGTCTTTACAGCGCTGAACCCCTTATCGGTCGAGGCTGCCAATTTCTGCAACGATACAACGTTTGACTGGTCGCGAACCGTTTGACGCATCTCGCGGTCGTCGTTTTCTTTCTTGACCTGTGCAAGGCTCGCGGCGATTTGCTCGGAGCGCTGGAAAGCTTGGACACGGAAGTCTTCGACTGACTTGTGTGTATCCGCAAATTCTTTTAGAAGCGCTGCGTTAGCTCCCTTCTGGAAATCCAGCTTCGCATTCAAATCGGTGTAAGCGACTGCGAAAGTCTCGCGAAGAATGGAAAGTTCGTCCGCGTTCTCACGGGTCTGCTTGCGAACCTTGTGCAGACTCTTCTGCAAGCTCGATACTAGTCCCGTTAGGGATTTCAAAATTTCGCTGCTCATTGGGTACTCCTACTTTCCGCTTTTGCGGGATTGGGTCTTTCGAATCTTATAGCGTTTAGGTGCTGTGCGAGATATTCCCAGTTGGGCCTTTTGGCCCTCGGGTATTGCGATGCTGTCCTGCACAACGACGGTTGCTTGCAATACTTTCTTTGCGCGCTGACGCACGTAGCGGAACTTCAAGCCGCGCTCGATAATCGTATCTGGTGCCTCAATCGGGTCCGGGTGCGGAAGAACCGCGCCGAGGATTGGGTCTCCGGGTTTGATGCGCCCATCTTCCAGACCTCGCTGAATATAGGCCCAGAACAGGTCGCTCGATTCTTTGATGCACTGACGATACGCGTCCGTGTAGGTCGGCACCGGGCCGGGGTCTTTTCTGTTAGCGTACAACTCGGATGACGCCTTCGTGTTCGTGCTCGGCAGGTCGTACAGCTCGTTGAACGCGGCGGTCAGCTCTTTCTCGTCGGAGCGAATCTTCAAACCGCAGTTGTAAAGGCACTTGATTTCGGTCACGCCTGTCGGGAACGTGAAGATGCTTAGGTTGTAGTCCTTGCCGGGTCCCGCGAGGGAGCGCGGCGTGCGCCCGCCCTTCAAGTGGGTGCAGGGAAACCGAAGCTTGCTCTGGAAACGCTGGAGCACGCTCGCCAGCGTGTACTTGCCGGGGGCGACCCTCTGCAACTGCTCGACTAGGAACTGCTCAACCGTTTGCGTCATTGGGTCCTTCTTGTTCCGGCCAGCGGACGTTTATGTCCGGAGCCGGGATTGGATTTCAAACTTCTGGGCTAACTCGGTTTTATTCGGTAAACTCTGTTAGCGTGGGCCAGCCATAGTCTACCCTCCTCGGGGATGGGAAAACTTTTTCCTCCGATATCGGAGGCACTTTTTGTCACTGTGACACTTTTTGTCTCCGATATCGCTATCGGGGTGTAACGTGACGCCGTAGCCGGATTGGCCGATTGCCACGAATGCGACCACCGTCCCACAAAGGGGCCTTGGGGCGCTCGCCACCCGGCAGGCTGCCGGGTCCTCGGTTTGGCCCCCGAATTGCTGGGGGAGCAAACGAATTGCCAAAGACTATCTTGTTGAAAACAAAGCTCTTAACGTTTCGCCCGAGGTTCGCTGCCAGCCTGCGCCGACAGGTCATTGCGCGTTGCGATTCCTTGCGGGAGGGTCGCGCCGAGCGCTTGCGGTTAATAGGGCATTAATCGCCAAACGCCGAGAAACAGTCTAAGCTGCTGATTCTACGGCATTTAGCGTTTGGCAAGCGGCTTGCTGGGGGAGCAAATTCGTTGCCAAACTTGAAATTCGTTGAAAATAAAGGACTTGCGCGATAATTTTGCGCTCATCGGAAACGGCTGGCAAACTACTCATCCCAACCGTCATTAGCTTGTGCGTTGTATCTCATTTGTTTTGTTCATGTTACAGCGAGTGTCGAGGCGTTGAAATTGGGTTGGCGCGATACGCGCCGTCACCTGACAAGGTCACTGAAGATATGACAAAAGAAGCGCGGTTAGGGTCGTGAGTTGGTTTGCATCTCGTAACTCGTTGATTCTATTCAAAGCCAAGCTCGCGCTGCCCACACGTTGGCAAGTGCCCAAATATGGTCAGATTGGCGTCGAGGCCGTCACGCGGATTCTATCATACTATCATAAAATATGCGAAAGGGAATTAAGTCGTTTAAATTGATGTGATTACGAGCGAAAAACAGCCGAAAACACGAGAGGTGTATACCCCTAGCGAGCCTTGGACCGATATCGCTTCAATTGATACCGATATCGCAGGAAAAGATTTTCCTTATATATGATTTTTCATATAATTGAATTCACTTCATCGTAGAGAGGGAAAAAGTTTTCCTCCGATATCGCTAGCTGTTGGACCGATATCACTAAGTCGCGTCGTGGGGGGTACACTTTGCGAATTTTGACCTTAAAATGGCATCTAACTCTATCAATATAAAGGACTTGATTCCAAAATGTGGATTTTATGATAGTTATGATAGTATGATAGCATTTTCCGCTTGACAGTGTGATATCGGTCTGTTACACTGGTTGGATGACTGAATCAACCATCTTGACAGCATTGGATGTGCGCAGCTGGCTGCGTCCTTGCGTCTACATCGCTCGCCTCGGCGACCGTGTCCAATACATCGGCCAATCATCCCAAGGCATCCTGCGACCGCTGGACCCGCAACACCATGTTATATCCTTGCCAACATTCGAGTATGATACTCTGGAGATAATCTGGCTCGAATCAGAGGAGCAAGCTCTCGCTCTGGAAAGCGAGTTGATATTCAAACACTCTCCACCGTTCAACACTCGCGGCGTTGCGCCTCTGGACACAGCAGGCGACGCGTGTCGACCGTGTTTGTGGTTTGACCCAAGCAAGCGCGATTATGTTGTTCTCGCACGCCGCACTCCATTCGAAAAGCGAGGCGTGGAGATATTGCGCACCAAGGATAGAGCAGAGGCAAAGCAAAGGCTTCGCGACACGCTGAAAGCAGAGAATATAAAAGCGCGGTACTAGTACGTTTTTCTTCTTGACATCATTCGCTCCATATACGATACTCGTCGCATGGACACCACACTCAAGACCTACCGCATCCCCGAGGCCAACCTATCCACCCTCCAGTCGCGCATGACGCAGTTGGCGCGCCGCTGCACCCGCATCAAGGTCGAAGCACCCAAGCTCACGGTCGGCGCGTTCGAGGACATCAAGTACCGCAACGAGGAAGGCTTCGACCGCGTGCGCCGCGTGTACACTGTCACCTTGGAATCGGCTGGACGTCCCAAGATAAACGGCTATGAATTCGCCGCCGTGATATCGCCTGTCACTGATGAAGATGGCAAGCTCATCGGCAACGTTATGCGCCGCGTCCCCGGATTCGAAGGCGATATCCCCACCAAGTTTCGCGAGGCCACTAATTACTGCGACCACTGCAAGGCAGCGCGTTATAGACTGGAAACGTTTGTCATCCACAGCGACGCAGGCTTCCGGCAAATTGGCCGGAACTGCCTTGCAAATTATCTTGGACTCACCGACCCGAGCACGCTGGCTGCTATCGCGGAGATTTTGATTGACGCTGATGAGCTTGCTGAGATGTCAGAGCGCGAAGGCTTCGGCGGTGGCTCAGTAATGGAACGCATTCCTATGGATGACGTGCTGACCGTAGCAGCCTCTGCAATCCGCTTGTATGGCTGGCTCTCGAACAAGAGCGCGCAAGAACACGGTAAGACCTCAACGTCTGGCCGCGTGCGCGAATGGATATTCGGAAATGCGAAAGACCGGGAGCGCTTCGAATTTCCGCTGGTCGCATCCGATGAAGACAAGACCCTCGCAGCCAACACCTACGAATGGCTGCAATCGCTCTCTATCCACACACAAGACGATTACCGATACAACCTCGCACTCCTCGCGCAGTCTGTATCAGTCAGCAGCAAGAACTTCGGCATCGCGGTCTCTGCCATCAATGCCTACAGCAAGGAAAGGGAATTTGAGATTCGCCGCAATGCCCGCATCGAGTCTGACAGCAAGTCAAACTTCATCGGCACAATCGGCGAGCGCATCACTTTGGAAAACACCACAGTGCTGTATCACACCACGTTCGAATCACAGTTTGGCGTCTCCCACTTCTACAAGATGAAGTCCGGCGACAATATCATCGTGTACTTCGCCTCGACCGAGATGTTTGAGCAGGGCGAGGTCATCCCACAAATGACCGCACGCGTGAAGAACCACGAGAACCGCGTGGATAAGTACAACCCGGAAGGCGTGAAGCAGACCATTATCACGCGCGCCACGCTGCCCAAGCCTCCCAAGGCCCCGCTGACACCGGAGCAGAAGACAGCCAAGAAGGCCGCTGCGAAGCTTCGCCGCATCGCTAAGACTCTGCCGCACATTGCGGAGGATATCAGGCTCGGCAAAGGCGACAATGACGATTACACCGCTTGGAATATCGTGGTCGACTTGGAATGGCAGATTAAGAGGGAGAATAAGCTATGACATATCGCAATCCTTATACCGTGTTCGAATCGATTCACGGTGAGTACAATCCGGACAAGCCGCACGACCCGCCGTTCAGCGTATGGATGAGAGAGCAGAAGCAGAAATATCTCACGCTCTTCCCGGACGCGGCGCAGAACCAGATATACGGCCATTTCTTTAACGCCGAGCTGGAGAAATTCTTTCGATGGATTTCGGAGAATCTATAATGGCATACGAAGCACTCAAGAAGTGGGCTGACGATTACACCGCATGGCTGCATAAGATGGCAGCACAGCGCAAAGCCTGTCTCGCGTGTGAGCAAGATGCGTATCTCTCCGACCCTAACACAGACTTGGATGCCGCAATGATGGGCACGCGCTGTGACCCGCACGGCGGACCATATTGCAAGAAGGTGAAAGCATAGTATTAGTACGTTTTTGTTGTTGACACCTATTCCGGATTTTGGGACACTAAGAGTGGAGGTAGTCATGAGCTACCAGTGGGACGAAGTAAAGCAGCAAGCGGTTCGAGTGCCTTACGATACTGACCGCGTGGTAGACGAAGCTTGCGTTTGCGGGCATTATCTCAGCGAGCACAAATCCCGAGGTCTCTGCGAGTATTGCAAGAGCGACTGCAAGGCATTTCGTTTCGTGGCTTTCATCTTAGCTAGCGACGTCGAACCTGCAAAACAATGACACCTCTCCTCATCCGTCTCGCCCCCGAGCTATTAACGCGTTTACGCGCGCTAGCGGATGAGAAGGGTGTATCGGTCGCGTGCATCATACGCAGCATACTGGAAGATTGGTTTCGAAAGGCCGAAGATGCAAAAGTTAAGAGTTAAGCGTTTGTTAGAAAACATAGAGCGTATTCCCCACGTTTTCCACACAGGTAATTGTGGCAGAAGCAATCGCGGTCGCTTAAAACTACCTTTGGAAATAGAAAAGCAAATCGCGGAGCGCCGACACAGGGGAGAAACCCTTAGCTCTCTGTCAAAAGAATTCGGCGTAACGGACGGAGCTATTATCGATATCTATAGAAGGCGCTGCCCAGACTGGAGGGCCTTTCAGTTACCTGCAAAAGAGGTAAGGAAAAATCACGAAGCGACCACAGCGCGCTTACTTCTTGAATTTGGAAAAATTCCCTCGTTCTCCGTTCTGAAAGAAATGGGATTGTTGTCATATTATAACTATTATAAAGCTCTAATAAGAGGAGGAAACAATGAGCGTCAAAATGCGTCAAATGGTTGAGAAGGAAATTTACACTAAGGTCATCGATGTATTGCTCGACAAGGGATTTTATCTCTCTGTCGACAACGGCGATAACAGCGGCAATGATTATGAAATATACCACAGCCGCGACCGCAAAGACATTTTGAAAGCGATGTACCTTTGCGACGAGGACCGTCTGTATGTTCACAAACCGTTTAAGAATCAGCCGTTCGCGTGGGTCTACTTCGTGTACGGCAATGATGGCTGGGACGTCATCAATGACTACACGGTTAACTTGGAGAAGTATATCGGCGACGGCACTGAAGTAGACAAGGTCGTTAAGAAGTACGAGGACTAATGAAGCTCCTCGCAAAAATAGGCCACGCCTTGCATATCGCGCTTCTCAGCGTGCTGTTGAGCGCGTTTATCCTCGGCGTGGTCCTGATGCTGGCGATGCTCGTACAAAGCCGCGTCGAGGCATACAAGCGGTGGAGCACCGACACGCCACCACCCGCAGTCAAGATTGAGCAAGACAACGAACAGTACTAGTACGTTTTTGTTCTTGACGCGGTCCTCGGGCTGTGAGAGAATTTGAGCATGGAGGCAGTTATGAAATACGACGTCAAGCGCATCCAGCAAGCAGTCTCGGAAGCAATCGCGCACTCTCAGCAGTTCGCGAGCCACGACGATGGCGGCACCTGTAACTTCGATGCGTGCATCCTGTACGTTCCCGGGATGCGCAAGTCTACCGCCGACTCGATTCAAGGCACCTCGCTCTTCACCTCCGGCTGGCACGGTCGCAGCCTGCATATCGGCGGCACGCTAGGACAAGGCGCGCGTCGCACCAAGATGGCTGAGGCGCAACGGGATTTTCTCAAGGCCAATTACCCCGACATCAACATCGGGATGTATTACCAGATGGACTAACATGACCGACTTATTCACATTCGCCAACACCGAGCAAGGCCGGGAGCTTCGCACGCACGTTGCGAATATTTACTTTCTTGCTGGCCGTACGGTGCGTGAATTCGAGGAAGACTTCACGGACGGCGATATGACCACGCGCGTGCTACGCTTGGAAGTAAGCGGCAAGCGCAAAGGCGAGGGTCAGATAGCCGCTGATATGAAACGGAGAAAAGCATGACACTCTGCACTCAATGCAATGCACAGATTCCTACACTGGACCGCCGCCAACGACGTGTAAATTCAGAACTGCACCAACTAGGGCTGACATATCACAAATTTCTCCCGGTCGCATCGGTCGACTCCGCATTGCGCGCAAACGGATTTGCAGAAACATCATGCTGGGCATTTCAGCCGGGTCACGGCGTGGTCCGCATCCACGAGGAGGTTGGCGATGGCAAGTGGCTCACGCTGCACGCGTACAAGATGGCAAGCGGTAACTGGGAAGTTGTCGCATACGTCAATTAAGCGCGTGGTTCACCGAGTAGTAGAGTATCTGGTGCTGTCCGCTGTTAATCTGGTCGGACTGCTCTGGCTGATATACCGCATGAGGAAGAAACGATGACCCTGATTGTACCCACGGCATACCGCCGCAACGCGTTCCGGGAGCGCAACGAGAAGCTTAACACGACCGCATCCGATGCGGCAGAGGTCACACTGACCTGTCTGCGATGCTTCCGGCCCGCGAGTATAGGCACGCGCTGCGATGATTGCAGGATGGCGCGCGTGAAAGCGAACGCGGGGAGGAAGCGCTAGTACTAGTACGTTTTTGTTGTTGACAAGATTCGGAGGCCATGAGACACTCTACTCATGGAGGCAACAATGAAAGTCAAAGCACTGAATCAACTGGCGACCGAGATGGTAGGCGATGGCAAAAAGCAAAACGTCTTTTTCGTGACCAAGGAAGGCAACGTCGTGCTGATTGCCCTCGACTTCAATCTGGCCTATCACACGTGGCAAGGTCTTGCTTTTAGCCACATCGAAAGCGCACTGGAAGACCGCGCGACGGGCATCATCGCATCTGCGGGCATGGAGCCTCAGTACGATGAGAAGACCGATGATTTTACTGGTCCAGAGCGCTGGGAAGTGCGCGACGATTCCCGCACCTTCGGGTTCAGGAGCTAAATATGGACCTCTCTGCCGCACACTCGCTCATCTGGAAAGCGATGCTCGACCACAAGCTGTTTGACCTCGGCTGGTCCTTCGAATGGGACCACGCAAAGACTCGCAGCGGCCAATGCCGCTTCGCAGACCGCACGATTAGCATGTCCAAACATTATGCGATAATGGAGGAGGAATCCGAAATTCGCGATACCATCCTGCACGAAATTGCGCATGTGCTAGTCGGCCCCGGACATCATCACGATTACGTATGGAGACTCAAGGCCCGCGAAATTGGCGCGAAGCCTCTGCGATGCTCCCAGAGCGAGAAGCGGGTCCCCGGTAACTACATCGGCAAGTGCGCGGGCTGTGGCGTGGAAGTACATCGGTACAAGAAGCCGCGCATGCTGAACGTCCCCGGCTGGTATCAGCACACAGCATGCAAGCGCATGGGCAAAGAATCAAAAATTGAATGGACGGTAAAATAGTACTAGTACGTTTTTGTTCTTGACACCCGGAGCGAATCGCGGTACAGTTAAAGCATGGAGGACGTGATGAAGGTTCAAGTAAATCGCAACTACATCTACTACCCCAACCTGCTCGACCGAATCGATGCGCGCACGAATCTGCTCCCCGGCACGGTGGTCCGAGTCGTGAATTTTCACGGATGCCCCCGGGCCAACACGATGAACCACGCGCACGTTGCGGACAAGAACGGCATCTTCATCGGTCTCGTTCACACTAACTCGCTGCACGCAATGAGTGATGCTCCACTGGTCATCGATGCTATCAAGCGCGACATCGCGCAGAAAGCGGTGCAGTCATGATGGGAGCAAACTACAAGAGCAAGAAGGATTTGAAGGCCGCTGTTGGGCAGGCTCTGCGTTACGAGGAGACCTCGTTCTTCGGCCCCGAGTACAAAGAGAATGGGACCTTTTGCGTGGTCGGCCCCAGCCCCACCCAGCGCAAGTGGTTCGCATCCGTGACCATGCAGAATGGTCTGATTGCAAAGGTGTCGTGATGAATAAGCCATCAGGCTTGCTGTACAACAGAGCAGTGAGCGCTGCCTGCGATGCGTCTAACCGTTTCGTGAAGCTGCCAGATGCGCATCGCGAGCTTATCAGTGACGCTACGCTTGCGCTGTACCTGAAATTCCCTGACAAGACTGAGGAGGAGTATCACCTCGCGGTCTCTAGGCTCGTAACGGCGGTGCGCAGCCACAAAGAAGGTAATCAGCGTATTTGGACCTTGAAGGTACCAGAGCTTGGACAGCGATTCGTCCGCGTGGTGCCAGCATGAGCGAACACTACATAGCGCTGTCTGGTATGCACGGCTGCCTGCCGGACCATTGCGAAGTTTTCGAAACCCGGGCAGAGGCGATTGCAGACCTGACAAGCCTGTTCGAACTGGGTCGCATCCATGAAACCCGCCTGCGGGAAAACGGCTATCTGGAACTGGAAGTCAGCCTGATTGAGGCCGCGCAAGGTGATTGCTTCGGCGCAGATTATTGTGAAATTAGAGCTTGCAATTGCGCCACGCCTGCGGTACACTCTGACAGTGGAGACTAACATGACAGTCGGCGAGCGCTACCAAGTACGTGCAAAAATTTCGATGCTCTTCCGGGAGGCGAATCTTTTCGAAGACCGCCAGACCGAGGAGGGTCGCGTGAAGGCCCGGGAGCTTCGTCAGCAAGCGGACGCGATGAACGAGGAACTGCGGAGGAAGTAATGACAGGCCAGCAAATTAAGGCGCTAGCGTTTACTCGCGAGAAGCGAAAGCACCAAACGAGTCCCAGCACCCGTTTGAAGGTCGACCGCAAGCGCGCACGATTGAGGAAGCGAACTATTGAGCGCCATTTTGTGCTCAAACAGAAGGGGAGCCAATGAGAGGCAGCGAGCAGCTGACAAAAGAGATTCGAGACGCGGCAGTGACTTATGAGCGCGTCGTAAAGAATTTCCCCAGCGAGTATCTTCTCAGCTGCGGCCACTACGGCGTAGGGACGGAGCGCAATCCTGCGCACCTCGGGCAGGTTCGCTACTGCCAGCAATGCACAGAGGCAAAGCTTCGAGAGACAGGCGACATCAAGTGATTGAACGCCGCCAACTACCGCGACCGAAACCCGGCAGCACGCTTCGCCGGATTTACGATATCACGTTCGCTCAAATCAGGAAGACGGAGGCAAAGCAGAATGAGCAGACTCGAAAGAGCAATTGAAATTCTGGAAGCGCTGAATGACTTCTTTCAAGAGCATGACGGGCAGGTGGTGCTCTACTCGGACGCGCAACTGCTCGACGGCGACATCACAATCAAGGACGCCATCGCCGATTGTCTAGTTCAAGGCGACGCGATACTGGCGAATAAGATTGTTCCCCGCAGCCAGCGCCGCCGACTTAACACCTACATGGGCCGGACCTCCGGCTGGATTGGCAAACGAAAGATTCGCTACTTCGATAGTCAGGAGGAGGCGAACGCATGGTTGAATTCATCGGAGCAGTAAGTTTAGTGGCTGGACTATTTGTTCTCGGTATGTGCTGGCGGTACCGACCTCGCTAATGTGAGGCGGAAAACTCATTCAGGAGGAATTAGGCAATGACTACCTTTTACAAGAACACGGAAGTGGTTGTACTGGAAGCAAGCGCGAGCCTTTCGAAGGTCCGCTTAGTTGGACAGGAAGATTACCAAGCGGTATGGGTACCGAATCGGTTACTCGAACAGCGTGAAGTGAAACCCACAACGAAGGTTCTGGCCGTGTGTTCTACTTCGCCCGAGGTCGTTTCGCGATTCCTCGAATCAACGAAGTTTGCAGATGTCCCCGCCGTGACCGTGGAGCAGGCTCTGGTGCCCTTCGTGAAGCGCCTGCGCATCCTTCACGCTCCCAAGGCCTCGACGTACCTGCAAGAGCAGGCATCGAAGCAAGGCGTTATCCTCGACCCGCGTACGCGTCCCATCAATGTGGGCGAGAACAGCAAGGGCATGCGCAGCGCGGCAGCGGAGATTGAATTCTCCAAAGACACGCCGACCAACATCTTGCCCAACGGCTACCGTGTGCGTCCCAACGGTCGCTACCGCGTGAACAGCCTCGCGGTCGCATTCGCACTGCTCAAGGCCGGAGCGAAGCAGACCGCGTTCGCCTAGTACTGGTACGTTTTTGTTGTTGACAGCGTACCGAATCGATGTTAGGATGTACCCAGAGTCGGACACCTTAACCAGCCTGCGACAAGTGGCGGCTGGACGACGCTAAGGGAACTTATCAGGCGCGTCGGTGGATGTGGCGAGCAACGCGCGGACTCATCATCTGTCGCGGCCTCGTACCCGGTAGGCTGATTACCCCGGGTGGTTCGAATCCCACCCGACTCAACTTTTTGCGAGAGGCACTCGGTGCTCCTCGCAGTATGCAGCCCCAACGTGGCTTCCGAGGCCCTCAGCGCCGAAAGTGCTGGACAAGGCAGGCGGGTAAAGTCACTAGGCGGTAAGGTCGCGACTGAAACCGAAGGGTAACTGCATACTGCTGGGCGCATCGCGGAGGAACTAATGGGCGGCTGGGTTATCTTCTGGGTAGTATTTCTCCTCACGGCATTGTCTGTGCTCGACATGGGACGCAAACGCGGGAGGCACGAATGAGCGCGGAGTGGACACTGGAACCGAAGACGTGCGCCTTCTGCAAGAAAGAGCCCGACAACGGGTACGCGCTGCCAGACAAAGAAGGCAAGTGGCAGCCCGCGTGTTGGCCTTGCACCAAGAAGCGTTTGAAGACTTTACAAGAGGAGGACCCCGCACAAGGGTTTTGAATATGAGCAAAACGTGGAAAGAAGACTACAGCAAGAGACCAGCTAAGAACGCGCCAGAGAAGCCACAGAGCACGATTGCGCGCCTTTCGATGGCGGAGGCCGACCGCGAGATTCGCGAGGCCCTACGGGCTCCGCAGGAGGCCGCACGTGCTTAAACTACGCTCGCCACAGACCGCGCATCAAATTTTCTGGGAGCACGATAACTGCCCCCTCGTCTATGAATACGACCCCGCCGATGATGGCCCCGAATGCCAGATTATCAAGGCTATTCTAGCGTCTCACCCTGACCTTCGGAGCGCGGAATGAAGCTAATCCGCATCGAAGGACCCGCTGTCACGCTGACCTGTTACACCTGCCCTGCTACGGGTGTGGCAGGTTCTGAGCCGTACACAAACGCGTCAAGAGGCGAGGAGTGTATGCCGGAGGACTGGTATCGTGCAGATGGATGCTTGAACGTTTACTGCTCCCCATGCGCCGCGAAGCTTGTCCAGCAAGATGAGGCCCGAAGCGTGAATCAGTTTTTCAGCGACACGGCGGGCAACGAGATTCTGCCAAGTATTTTACCGGACGAGCAATAAATTTATTTTTCATATAGGAGCCTTTTTGGTTTCTAGGAAAGCCAAATTCTGAACAAGCCACGACCCCTTTCATGCTCCCGATGTGAAAGAAGAACAGAAAGAAAGGGCCAGAGCCAAACGCCTCTGGGATAACTACAAGCTGACCATCGCGCAGTACGACGCAATCCTTGCGTATCAAGGCGGCGTTTGTTACGGCTGTCACCAAGCGGAGCCTGTAAAGGGTCGCCGTCTGTCTGTTGACCACGACCATGAGACGGGCGAGGTTCGCGGGCTGCTGTGTTCCCGCTGCAATCCGATTATCGGTAAGCTGGAGAACGCGTACAAGCGATACGGACTCGGAAAGGTTACAGGTCTCACCGTGCTCATACTAGCCACTCGAATTGCGGAATATTTGCTGGTGCATCCGGCCAGCCGCGCGCTCGGCGCGCCGCATTTTGGATACCCGGGCCGGACGGGCACCAAGGCCCATCGAGCCCGCCTGCGACGTGAGAGGAAACTCACGACCCCAACCGCAGTTCCTTCACGAGGTAAATAATGGCAACCACACCCACTGCGGTAACGGCCACCACGACCACGACGCATCCAATCACTCACTGGATAAATGTCGTCAAAGCTCACGAAAAGCTCATAATCACAGTGATTATCGCTTTCGTCCTCTGGCACTACGGCAACAAGGCATACGATGCGTACGGCAAGCATCTCGACGCCCAAGTCAAAACAGACAACGCGCAAATCGCACAAATCGAAAGGCAGAACGAGCAGAACGCAATCACTCTTCAACAGCTAGCGGTCACAGTGGCCGCGCAAGCGAAAATAGATGACGCGAAGATTGCAGTCGCGAAGCAGACCATCATTGTAAAACAGCAGGCGGACGCAGCTCTGCCGCTGCCCGAGTTATCCAAGCACTGGGCTGACATGCTCTCATTACAGCCTGCTGCCATCACGCCACAACCGAACGGCACCGTTGCAGTTACGACGGACGCCGCACACGCCACAGTCAACGAACTTGAAAAGGTAGGACCTCTCACAGACCAGCTTGCTGCGACACAAGACCAGCTCAAGGGCTGCACCGTTCTTAGCGCACAAAAAGACACTACCATCACCGGGCTGCAAGCAGATGTTGTTGCGAAGGACAAAAAGATTGGCGACGATGCGAAGCAGGCGAAGCATGATATACGCGCTGCGTATCGGCGCGGACTCAAGCACGGACTCATCATCGGCGTACCCGTTGGAATCGCTCTAACAATTGCGGCAATAATCCACTAAGAGGAAAACATGAAGATATCTTCAGAAGAAGTGTCGGCAGCGTTCGACCGTAACAGCGGCAACATCCGCGCGACCGCGAAAGAGCTGGGCATCGCCCGTTCCTCGGTGCGTCGCCACTTGACGCCGCTCGGCAAGATGAAGAAACCGCTCGCCGGAGGTACGAAGCTCGGCACCAAGACCAAAGCGGCGAAGCTGCCGACCTCGGGCGGCGTAAAACGATTCATCGTCACCTCTGCGCAGAATAACACGCACGTTCACAAAGAGCTGCTCGCGAATCTGGAAGCGCTCGCGGATTTTTACAGCGCTGAGATTATCGTCGGGACCTACACCTACAATCAGAACCACTACGGTCAACTCAGCGTGAAGAAAGGCACGGATAAGCGCGCCGAGAAAGAGCTGTGGTATGACCCGGCCATCGAGAAGTACATCCGCGATGAGCGTATCGAGCTTGGCAAGGGTCTTGTGTGGTGCGGTGAGTACAACGCTCTGCCGACCAACGTGAACCCGCTCGCCGGACTGGAATCTTACACGGGCCGCAAGAGCGCCATCTTCCCGCACGCCAAGCTCGCTATGCGCAGCATCGCAACGATGCAGGGCGAGGGTGTGAAGCTGAACTACACCACGGGCACCGTGACCCAGCGCAACTACATTCAGAAGCGCGAAGGCGTCATCGCCGAGTTTCATCACATCTACGGCGCGCTGCTCGTCGAGGTGAACTCGAAGGGCAACTGGTGGGTGCGTCAGCTGAATCAGGACGAGGGCACCGGGACGCTGCAAGATTTGAACGTGCTCGTGAAGGACGGCGTGGTTCAACAAGGGGAAGCGCGCGTTGAAGCCATTACGTATGGCGACTTGCACGGCGTCTTTGCGGATGAGGATGTTGTTGCAGCCTCGCTGGATATGCGTGACGCGCTGGTGCCGAAGTATCAGTTCCTGCACGACATCATGGAGGGCGCGGCGGTCAATCCGCACCAGCGCAAGTACAACACGAATCATGAGAAGTTCCACACGTGGCTGCGCGGCTACCACAAGCTCGACAACGAGCTGGTCGACACGGTGAAGCTGTTGAACCGCTACCACCGCAGCGACATCGAGACCTTTGTTGTCGATTCGAATCACGATGACGCGTGGATTAAGAAGTGGCTGCGTGAGTACGATTATCGCAAGGACCCGCCGAACACCGAAATCTTTTTGAATCTGCAATCGTATCTGTACGGCCAGATTCGCAACGGCGTCACCGACGAGGAGTCTCGCGCTCGCACCGCAAAGCCGAAGTTTGTGCGCGACGTGAACGTGCTCGAATACGCGCTGAAAGAAGTTGGCGGCTTCACCGCTCCGTTCTACTTCTTGAAGGCCGACGAGTCGTGCTTGAGCTGCAATCGCAAGATTGAAAACGGCATGCACGGTCACCTCGGCCCCTCGGGCAAGTTTGGCAGCCCCGCAGAGCTGTCGAAGATGGGACGCAAGGCCAACACGGCCCACACCCACTCGACGGGCATCTGGAACGGGCTGTACGTCGCGGGCACCAGCTCGAAGCTGCGCTGGGATTACACGAAGGGTCCGTCGAACTGGACGCACTCGCACATCGTGACGTACCCGAACGGTAAACGTACCATCGTGACTATATACGATGGGAAGTGGAGAGCATAATGAATGTTACGATTGACGGACGCGAGGTGGGTACGCAAACATGTTCGAAGTGTCACGGAGATTTGACTCCTCTTCAGCGCAGACTTGCGTATTCTTGTCCAGATTATTGCTGGAACTGCAATCAAGAGTATCGTACAGAGAAAATGGCATCGGTTCTGGAGACGAGGGACGAAGCAAATAGAAGAATTCTCGGTGGAAAAGGAAGCGCTAATAAGAGTGCAGCGCATGTAGCGAAACTTCTTGGAAAGACTGAAGAGTGGGTTAAATCCGAACAAGAAAAATTGAAAGCCGAGATAAAGGCTCAATCTGGCAAAGCCCAGACCTTGACACAGGCAGCCGTGGTGAAGCAACGAGTACCGTTCGATGATTCCAGCGAGAACCTTGAACGAATCGCAAACCACGTTGTGGTCCCTCGCGGCCCCGGAGAGAATCGCACACCTACTGGACCTCGTAAGCCGTCAGTTTTTCGCGAGCGCACGGAATACCAAGAACCCGCCAACGAGTATGCTCGCTCGAAGGGTTTGTTTGTGGCAGTAATGGACCGCGATGGTTTTCCTGACAATCTTTATCTTATTCCCGGGAATCCTATCCCATTCGGCGTGGAGTGGAAAGCAGAGGGAGAGGAGCCGTCGCCTAAGCAGGCGCAGAGAGTTTTGAAACTTCGCGAATGGTGGGATGTGCGTGTGCTCGACAATCTTGAAACTTTCGAGACTTTGGTAGACACATTCATATCCCAGCAGAAGGTGGTCGCATGAAGCTAGTCGGCGCAGAATCAACCGAACGCAAACCACGCAAGGTGCAGCCACCGAAGCGCGTCATCTACTTCACAGGCTCTCTCGCCTGCCAGCGCTGCCCGGTCGAGTGGGCCGTGGTCGACCTGAATCCGGAGCACAAGGTCGTAAAGTGTCCGAAGTGCGGAGAACCAAACGATATCCGAGAGGCAATCAAGAGGGCCTTATGAAATTGAAGCTCATGATTCTTGGCTACGCGCGACACGGCAAAGATACGGTCGCTGAGATTCTGCGTGACAATCTCGGGCTGAAATTCATGTCTTCCTCTTTCGCTGCTGCTGAGAGAGTGATGGTCCCGTTCCTCGCAACAAAAGGAATAATCTATAAGAGTCTTGATGAGTGTTACGCCGACCGCGTCAATCACCGCCAAGACTGGTACGAACAAATCAAGGCGTTCAACACGCCGGACGGCGCGCGACTGGCTCGGGAGATTTACAAAAACAACGACGTCTATGTTGGTATGCGCAATCACGAAGAGCTGGAGGCGGTACGCAAAGAGGGACTGTATAACTACAGCATCTGGGTGGACCGCAGCAAGCACATTGCTCCCGAGTCGTCGGCATCTTGCTCGGTTACACCAGAGATGGCAAACTACATCATAGATAACAACGGGACGCTGGAACAGCTCAAGACAAACACGCTGGCCTTGTACTGGAATCTTATCAGCTTGGAGTACGCAGGGAAGCTGCGCTTTTATCAGTATGAAGCGAGTCAGAAAGGACACGAGTGAGCAACGCCACGATTCTCACGGCCAGTGGTTTGACGTTCGATATTCTTGATACTACACCAGAAATGGTGTGCATCGATGATATCGCGCACGCTCTCAGTCAAGGCAATCGATTTACTGGGCACACTAAGTTTCCTTACCCGGTGAGCCAGCACAGCAGACTGGGGAGCTACATAATTCCACAAGTTTATGCGCTCCGCTTCCTTTTGCACGACGCGAGCGAAGCGTACTTAGGTGATATGAATCGACCATTAAAGCACTTCACCCCGGCGGGCATCGAGTACCGAAAGGTCGAGAACCGAATTCAGGAAATCATTTATAGCAAGTTTGGGTTGCACGGAGAAGACCCGGAAATAATCCACGACATCGATAATCAGATGCTCTACGCGGAGAAGGCTCAAATTATGGCACCAACCGAGTGGAGAAACCAGTGGAGCAAGGACAAAAAGGCAGCCGATGTAAAGATTTTGGAGACGACGTTCCGGGTGAACAAAGCACTGTTCCTCGACCGCTTCTACAATATTCTTTACTACGGCGGACCTCAACTTTAGGAGAAAACAATGATTAAGGACGCAACGATTCGTACCATCGCGTGTGACGGACCCGCATGCGAGAAGCAGGTCATCTTCGAGCAAGGTGACAAGAGCGTGTTTGAGAAGCCGGAGAACGAGTGGCTCAAAAACAGCCGCATCGTCAGCACCAATGATGGCCGCGTGCTCGCGTACTGCTCCGACACCTGCGAGGTGAACAGCATCACCGCAGGCAAGCACAACGTTCAAGAGCAGCCGAAGATTGAACACAACGCGAACCCCGCAGCCATCGCGCTCGCGGCGCAAGCAGCAGCTCGCGCTCGTCAGGCCGACCAAGCTCTTCGCGACGGAAAGGGCGGCATTCAGGTCGCGCCCCGGTAATGCAAACCCTGATTCGATTTAACGGGCACGTCAATCACAAGGGACGCGGAGACGGTCTCCCTGAGACTATCTACGCGTTCCGAGTTTTGCAAGACCCTGATGCGGAACTCATAAACAAGGTTATTGAGCACCAGATTAACACTTTTACGAGCAGACAGATGATGTTTGTTCAACGGAACCAGAACGAGATGGTTGATTTGTATTCGAATCTCACAAGTCAAATGGCCGTCCCGTTTCACAATCTGGCCTGCATCGACACAGACGTGATACCAATGGTGGGCGAACTGAGCACCGCAGATGAAAGCGGTAAGGAACTTCTACCGAACGGCGAGGAGCCAGTGAAGCAATGATAGTCCTCGGTTTCGATTTGGAGAGCACTGGCCTCGATAAGGTTAATGACCGCCCAATCGAGGCCGCGATGGCGCTATGGACCACGAAGTTCAACCGCAGCTTGGACACGCGGGCCATTCTCATTCAGTCGGACGGTGTCAAAGTCACCGATGAGATTACCGAGATTACGGGAATCAACCAGAGCATGGTCGACAAGTTCGGCTACACGCCGGAAGAAGCTTACGACGAGATGATGTACTTCGTGGAGCGCGCGGAGGCCTTGGTCGCCTTCAACGGCAAGCGCTTCGATGTGCCGATGTGCCAGCAGTGGGCGAAGCGGCTCGGCAAGCAATTCCCAGACAAGCTCGTCATTGACCCGTTCACGGACCTCCCGATGCGCGGTCAAGAGCAGATTACGATGTGCGCCAAGATGGGCTTCTGCTACGATGCGCACGAGGCCGGGGCGGACGTTGGCGCGATGCTCCGCTTGATGGGCAAGTTTGACTTCAATATTGTCTTGACAAGAGCGCAGAGTCCTGTTATAGTAGTACGCTCACTTCAAGGCCGCAACGAGAACGACAAAGCAAAGAAACACAAGTTTCGCTGGAACCCCGACCGTAAAATTTGGTGGAAGGCCATCAAGCAGATGGACGTGGACGAGCTTGCTAAAGCAGTCAACGGGGAATTCAGGATGGAAATTCTAGACCTCCAACCGGAGGATTTGGAAGACCCGCAGTAAACTCAAAGCGCACAGCGCATAGGAGAAACAAATGAACATTGGACAAGGAAAGGTATTTGAAAAGGCAGTAGGCGGTTCGTACCTCGGCACAATCATCGATGTTGTTGACATGCCGAATCAAACCTCGACTATCAATGGCGTACTCACAACCGTTGACCGCGTTCGAATTCAGTGGGTCCTTTCCCACATCAACGGCGCGCCTTATCTCGATAAGGAAAACCAGCCGATGACGGTGGTTGCGATGCCGACTGCAAAAATGGCACCAAAATCGAAGCTGTATAAACTGCTGGTCCAAATCTTGAATGCTGCACCTCCGCTCATCACGAGCACGGAAGACCTCGCGCGCTTGCTTCTCGGTCGCTCGAATCAACTCTTCCTTACTCAGGAGCCGAGCACCAAGGTCGCGGGCGAATTCTATACCAATGTCGCCGGGATTGCTCCGCTGCCTCCGGGCGTAGCAGGCCCTCAGGCTCCCGCTGGCTTCGTTCGTCAGCAGAACCGTCCGAAGACGCAGGCAGGTCTTCAAGGCCAGCCCGTGCAGACGTACGCCGCGCCGCAGACTCAGCAGTTTGCTCCGCCTCCGGCGAACAACGTGTCGTTCGCTCCCGTGCCTCAACCGGGTGCTCCCATAGCGCCGCAGGCAGGCAAGCCAACGGGTAACGAAGCGTTCTAGTTTCCCTCGAAACCTGAAAGCCGAGGGAGATAACAAGGCTTGACGCCCACGCCAGAGCGCGTGGTATAATTCGAATCGAGGGCAAATGAGTTTTTTAGATATAGCTAAGCCATTAGCTTTGATGGGCGTCCCGATGACGCCCGTGCGACCGGGCACAAAGAGAGCCTTCCTTCCGGACTTCCCCACGACTGCGACCACCGACCTTGCGCAAATAACTGCGTGGGATATTCAACATCCGGACTGTAATGCTGCGTGCGTCGCTCGTGCGGAGCAAGGCGGAGTCTGGTTCTTCGAGGTTGACTCGCCGGATGTAATCCCCCGCTTGGAGAAGCAGACGGGGCAGACAATGCCGAACACCTTTAAGGTGCGCAGCCGTCCCGGGCGCGGCCACTTTTATTTCCGTCACACGCCGCGCTCGATGGCGATGGGCAACATTTCACAGACGTATGTTATCGGGCAAGATTGGTCTGTTCGCACGAATCGCGAGTATGTCGTCGCTCCCGGGAGTATCCATCCGGAAACGAAGCAGCCGTATACCGCGCTCAGCTGGGATACGCCGATTGTGGAAGCTCCCGATTGGCTCATCGATTGGCTGCTCGACCAAAAAATTCAAAAGACGGCTACTATCACAGGGAAGACAGAAGCGCCGCGTAATGAGCGCGGGTTAGTGCCGCACGGAAGCATTCACGGCTACCTTCTTACGGAAGCCGGACGCCTCCGCAACATGGGGCTGGGTGAAGAGGCCATCCGTGTCGCGCTTCGCGAACTGGTAGAGAAGAACTGCCAGCCGCCCATCGACTGGAACAAAGTTGATGCGATGGCGAAGTCCATCTGCAACTTTCCCGCAGGCGAGAATACAACTCTCGTCATGAATCAGGTCCCGACTCAGACAGCGGCAGAAGAGCCGGAAGAAGAGCTGAGCTTTGAGACCATCGAATATCCGGTGTTCCCGCATTGGGTCATGGAGGGCACCAGCATCTACGAAGGCTTCGCGAAGCCGTACTGCGATAAGAATTCGCGCATCGATTACTTCATGTGGGCACCCGCCGCCGCAATGATGATGAATTACCTCGGCACCAAGGTTACCGTGCCGTACTCATCGTGGAAGCCGAGCTTTTACATCGTGCTCATCGGCAAGCGCGGCAGCACCAACAAGTCGTCTTCGATGAAAGATGGAATGCGCTATCTCGAACTCGCGAACGTGCTCACTCACTACTCGAAGGGGCTGAAGAATTCGGACGGCAAGGCGGTCGTGTGGGAGGCCGGGTCAGCAGAGGGCCTTGGCACCGACATGATGCGCATCAACTGCACGGGCGTCATTCTGTTCTACGACGAACTCTCGGCGCTCATCTCCAAGGCCCGCATCGAGAACAGCAGCCTTTATAGCGCGATGCTAAAGATGTACGAGTCCGCGCCATTCTCCAACTCCGTGAAGTCGAAGAGAGACGCGTTCGACATCAAGGAGGGAAGCTACTGCGCGACGCTTATCACCGCAACGACAGATAAAAAATTCATGGAGCTGTGGTCTCAACTCGCCGGGGAAGACACCGGGCTGAACGACCGCTTCACGTGGATATTAGAGCCAAGAGAGCTGCCGAAGAAGAGACTGGAGCACGTCGTCAACTATGCGGAAGCCGCCCTCGTGACTCGGAAGCTTATCGATAAGGCCGTTGAGAAGCGCACCTACCAGTTCTTCGACAAGACCCCGCTGATGAAGACGCTGGAGATGTACGACAACCGAGCCGCAGGTCGCGCGGAGAAGTGGGCGCTCTATTTCGCTATCGACTTGGGCCTGCCCGAGATTGATGAAGACTGCGTGGAGCGCGGCATCGAGATGGTGAAGTACGAGTATGCGGTGAAGGACTATCTGGAGGTCTTCGAGGCCAAGAACGACGAGTCTGCGATTCAGCAAGGCACGCTTCGGCTGCTCCGCAAAAATGGCGGCGTGATGGAGAAGAATACCCTGATTCGCGCGCTGAATTATAACAAGTACGGGCTCTCGGTCTGGAACAAGGCGTACTACCAACTGGTCAACTGCGGTTTCGTTGTCGAGGAGGGCAAGGGCTGCAAAGGCAGCCCGAAGATGGTTCGCATGATTCGCGATATGAAGGGCGGCGAGGATGATTGAGTGTCTCATAGACTACGAATCGCGCTCTCCGGTTGCGCCTTCCGACGTAGGACTGCACAATTATATCTTTCACCCGGAGACCGAGCCTCTGTTTCTCTGGTACAACATCGACAACATCGGGTACGAGTGCTGGCGCATCTGGGAAGATGACGCCTTCAAAGCTCGCGATTGGAAGAACATTTGCGTTCCTCAAGCTCTGGATGAGGCGATGCACGACCCCGAGGTTCGCTTCGTTGCTTTCAACTCAGGCTTCGAGAGATATATGAATCGCAAACTCGGCTGGGAGGTTCCGGCCAGCCGTTTCATCGACCCGCAGGTCGGCGGTCGCTATCTATCTCTTCCCGCAAGCTTGGAAGTGCAAGCCGATGTTCTTGGGCTGCCTCCGAGTCTCACCAAGGACAAACGCGGCGGCGAACTGATTAAACTTTTCTCCGAGAAGGTTATCAAGAAGGCCACGAAGAAAAATCCCGCGCAAGAATATTACAACGACTGGAACAGTCACCCGAAAGAGTGGCAGGAGTTCCTCGATTACGGCAAGCAGGACGTGGTCGCGGAAGGCGAGTTGCTTCGCAGAATGCGAATTCTCCGTGCGCTCCCTCTTCCTCCGTTCGAGCAGCGCCTCTGGCTCTTTGACCAGAAGGTGAACGACCGAGGCATGCCCGTCGACCTCAATTTCGTAAAGAAGATGTACGCGCTCGCCATCCGCGCCAAGAAGGAAGCGAAAGAGGCGTTCGAGAAGATGACAGGCGTGTTGAACGCCAACTCGCCCGCGCAGATTAAGAAGTGGGCCGCAACCCAAGGCTACCCGTACCCATCGCTCGGCAAGGATGTTGTCGCGTCCGCGCTGAAGGACCCCAATTTGAAACTCACAGAGCTTTGCCGCACTGCGCTCAATATGCGCGCCGAAGCCGCGAGCACCAGCTACCAGAAGCTCCGCAAAATTCTACTGGCGGTCTCGCCGGACGGCATGCTTCGAAACCAATTTATCTTCATGGGTTCTAGCCGCTGCGGTCGCTGGTCCGGGAACGCGGTCCAGCTCCACAATATGGCGCGCCCGCTGCCGCCGAACAAGCTGAACGGCTATGACTTCGAAAAGCAAAGCGTTGTGAGAGAAGCTCGCGCGATGATTTACGCGGAAGACTACGATGGAATCAAGGCCAAGTATGGTAGCGTGCTTCTCGTTGTGAAGAGTCTGATTCGCACGGTGTTCGTGGCACCATGAACGAAATCGTCTACATCGGATGGAAGTGCAACGAGATTCTGATTTACTGGAACGGCGAATATTGGCGCTGGACTCGTTCACCTATGACAAAAGATGACCCGCCCCATGTGTTTGAGAAGTTGACCGATGAGTACAAAGAGGGATGGAACCTGCGATGAGCACACGACTGAACGTTTGCGATTTGAACGCCATAGAAACCCGAGTGGGGGGTTGGCTCGCGGGCTGCACCGACTTGATGAACGTGTTCATACCGTACACAGACGCGAAGGGAAATTTCTGGCGCAACGGTCGGGACCCGTACATCGCGTTCGCGGCGAAGATGTACGGTACGACCTACGAGGCTCTTTGGAACGACTACATCGGGCTGAACGGCCCGGAGCGCAAGGCGGAAGCAAAGAGGAAGCGCCAGATTGCGAAGCCGGGTGTGCTCGGCGCTATCTATCGTCTGTCCGGCGGCCTTCTCATGTACGTGTTCAAGTGTACCTGTCGCAAGACCGAATGGTACGCGCAAGCGGCGACCGCGCAGTGCGGCAACTGCGGAGCAGTGTGTGAACCGCAGTACACGAAGAAGACCGGGCTGTGGGATTACGCGGACAAGATGGGCGTCGAGATGTCGCAGGAGCAGGCGCACGAGGTGGTGCGAATTTTCCGCGACTCGTATCCGGAAATCTGTGACCCGAAGGTCGGCATCTGGAAGCAGCTAGAGGTCGCGGTCGCAGACGTCATGCATCCGCACCACCCGCAGACGGTTCGCACCATCGGCCCGGGCGGCTGCGTTGTAATCGACCGCATCAATTTCATCGACTCGCAAGGAAACGAAGAGCGCAAGCCGATGATGCGCATGCGGCTGCCGAGCGGTCGCTACTTACACTACTTGGATGCACGGCTCGAATCGACCAAGATGCCGTGGAAGGGACAGGACGAAGATGGAGAAGAAATTGATGTCTACCGAGACAGCCTCATTTATGCCGGAACCAACCAGAAGACCAAGCAGTGGGACGTTTGGGTCTCAACACACGGCGGTAAACTGTTCGAAAACTTGGTGCAAGGAATTGCCCGAGACATCTTGGCCGTCAAGCTTCTTGAGTTTGAAGAGCGAGAGCTTCCCGTTGTCGGACACGTACATGACGAGGGAATCTGTCTTGTGGAGAATGATATCTTATCGCCTACTGTACACGATATGGTCGAGATAATGAGCAAGGAAGTCAGCTGGGCACCCGGATTACTTCTAGGAGCAGACGGATATGAAGACCCCTATTATCACAAATGAAAAATATGTGCCGATGTTTACGTGGGTATGTGTATGTGGCAATCGTTTTCGTTGGCCGATAGAGAATTTGGCTTGCTCACCGATGGGCATAAGCGATTGTCTGCGCTGCAACTTGAAAGACGGCGACGAGGTGCCTATTAAAACGTGCCGCTGTAAACCAGAGCTTGACAAACTAAAAGAAGTGTGATATGCTCTTAAAATGAAGATAACGCGAATCATTCTGACCGCTCTGTTCATCCTGCTCTTCTACGCAGCTGTTGCCGCGCTGGCAAATCAGACCCAGCCGGACGGGAAGCGCGTGAAGCAGATTCAACTCGCGTTGGTGAAGCACGGATACCCGGCTGGGAAGAGCTGGCCGGAAACGCAGGACATTCTGAGGAGCATCGCGAAGCAGCATCACTGGCAGATGCATCACGCGCCGGACGCTCGCGTTCTGATTCTTCTCGACCTTGGCAACAAGTATTCGGACCCAGACGTAACAAAATAGGAGAACTTATGGCGAAGAAAAATCTAGTAATCAAGCATGACCTTTCAAAGCTGAGCGCGGAAGAGCTGACGCAGTATTTGCGCGACGTCAGCGAATTTATCGGGCTGGACCCGGATTTGAACGGTCTCGATACCATCTGGATGGACAACGAGAACGGACCCGGTCGCTCGTTGGTAGTTTACGCGCGTCGCGGTACCGCCGAGATTCTGCGCGAGTCTAACAAGATTGAAGTCTCCTCGCTGACGCACGAAAAAGTCAATGACAGTATCGTCTTTACTGCGACAGGTAAAAACGGCGAAGGACGACAGGAGATTGCGACAGGCTCCAAGAGCATCGGCGGGCTGACAGGCAAGCCGTTTGACAATGCCATCATGACCGCGAGCACGCGCGCCCTCCGTCGCCTCACGATGCAGTTCACCAAGCTCGGCATCCTAGATGAAAGTGAAATTGAGGCTGTTCACAATACTGCGCCGAACCCGGCAGCCGGAGCGGAACTCGCAGGCAGCCCGGTCGTGATTCCGCCCGCGCCAGCGGTCGTGAATAATCTGCCCGGTCGCGATATCACCGCGCCTCAAATAGCAGTGGTTCCGAACTCCCATACGTATCACCACACCCCCGACATCGCAGAGGTTTACGCGGAAGGCAAGGCCTCGCTCGCGGCAATGCCGACTCCAACATCGGCAAAAACATCGGCAATCGAGCAGCCTGCTGCGCCCGTAACCCCAGCGCCTGCACCAGTTGCGGCGGTTCCGGAAGCGGCAAAAGAAGCGGCACCAGCACCCCCTGTGCGCCGTCCGCGCGCTCGCAAGAATACGGTCTCGATGGACGTAGAGCCAGAGGTGGTCAATACGCCCGCCCCAGCGGCCCCTGTTTCCTATCCTAGCAGCTCGATGGCAGCGGTAGCGGCATCGATACCTCCAGCCCCTCCGGTCGCGCCACAGCCCGCCCCAGCGCCAGCAGCGGCCCCTGTAGCCGTACCCGTAACGGGTACAAGCGTACCCAATCAGGGTACGGACTTCCCGGGTAAACCGACCGAGGCTCAGATGGCCGATTATCGGAAGCGTGTCTCCGTCTACACGAACGAGCTGCCATCATCGGAGAACATGGGCAGCGTTCAAAAAATGCGCGCTTTCATCACTAAGATGTCCGGCACTCCGCCGCAGACGATGACCACCGACCAGTGGGAAGAGATGCTCTCGTGGTTCGAGAGCTTTGTGGAGCGCAACAAGGTCAAGGGGCTGGTCACGTACATCAACGACTCGCTGGGGGTGAAATAATGATTCACTACTGGGAATGCGACCGCTGCACCCATCAATGGCAATCGAGCTGCATGGGCGCAATGATGATGGACAAAAAAGAAAGCGAGCATCACAGCCGCCATCTATCTAGCGGCTTGTGTGAGGATTGTTTTGAACAGCTAGAAGCCGAACAAATTTCCGGTCTCACGCTGTTCGAGCTATTCTTTTATCTGAGCAAGAAGTCAGATAATTACGGTGCCAGTAAGACGTGGAAGGTGTTTAACGAAGGCACTCCTGAAAGTCCGTGGTACAATCACCAGAAATTTTCCGGTATGTGCCACGAGTACATTGGTGCTACCTACAACGAAGACGGGAGCGAAAAAACTCCTAGCAACTTTACGTGGGGTGAAACCGCAGAGCACAAACAGCTACGAGAAATCACAGGCGAGATTGAGGAGATTTATAAACAGATTATCTCCTCACAACGAACGCCGAAACGTATTGAGTTAGATGAGTGGCAAAAAACTCAGAGAGGTTTCTTCTTTTTCGGACCCCAGCCACGTCCCGAAGATTTTGTAGGAGACCTGCCGGGAAAACAGCGTCTCGAAATTTTGTTCGGCCTTGACCCGGTGTCAGGCAACATCATTGCACCGACAATAGTCGCCAATGACGGAACTAAGTGACCGTCCAGCTAAATCCCGACCAAGAACTCGCGGCCAATTTCGTAGAGGGGGATGCGGTGGTAATCGCAGGCCCCGGCGCGGGAAAGACCCGCGTGCTGGTGGAGCGATATCTCCGCATGAGAATGCGAGGCATCCCCGACCGCGATATCCTGAATCTCACGTTCACCAATGCCGCCGCGACCGAAATGGTGGAGCGCGTCGGCCTCTTGAATTCGGCAGAAGTCTTCCGTACCTTTCACAGTTTCTGCCTCCAATTGCTCAAGCAGGAGCGTACTTACCTGCCGTTCCCAACTTGTCCTGCAATCATCCCGGTGCGAGGGGAGCAGTACTTGCTGATGAAGGACCTGCTCAAGACCTATCAAGGCATCAGGTCTTACCACGCGCTCAACGACCTCATTGGGGAGTGGAAGGCCGGGAACATGAGTCCGGAGCAGGTGTTGGAGGAGCAGTATACGCAAGGCGAAGGCTATTTTTACGCGCTCGCATACCGCGATTACGAAACGAAACAAAGAGAACAGGGCTGGCTCGACTTCGATAATCTAGTGAAAGAGACCGTCAAACTTTTGGAGGCGAACGATGGCGTTAGAGAACGAAACAAAAGAAAGTACATCGCTGTCGACGAGTGCCAAGACACTGACATCACCCAGTTCCAACTTTTGCGATTGCTTTATGGCGGAAATATTTTTGTCGTCGGGGACGAGAATCAGCTTATCTACGAATGGAGAAGTGCGAAGCGTGGCAATCTCTCCAATTTCGCCAAAACTTTCTCCGGAGCAAAAACACTTTATCTTGGACAAAATTACCGAAGCACTGGACTACTTGTCAAATTCCTCAAGTCCATCCTCCCGGTAGACAATGGCCTCGCCTCGCACCTAGTCTCGATGCGTCCGGAAGGCGTCGCACCTCGTTTCATCAGCTATATGACTGAAGACATCGAGGCCAATGAGGTCTTGAATGACATCTATAACCGGGGCATCGTAGACGATGCGGCGATTCTAGCGCGCACCAACCGCCAGCTCCAACTTATTCAGCGCCGCGCGATGAGCCGCAACATCAAGGCCGAAATCCTCGGCAAGAAAAACGTGTGGCAGGAGAACGAGGTCAAGCACCTAATCGAACTCACGAAAGAGCAGATTACGGACCCGCGTCCTGCCGCCACCGTGATGACCTCGCTGATTAAGGAACACAACCTCGTCTACCGCTATGGGAACACGAAGGGCGGAATGGACAAGGACCCCATCGAGAATTTGAACGACATCGTTCGCATGGCAGGCCGGAAGAGCAAGTCGACCGGACAGCCGCTGACCATTGTCCAATTCCTAGAGTGGCTCCGCAAGATTACCCACATGCGCCACACCAAGACCGAACCTATCCTGACGCTCTCAACGGTTCACCAAGCTAAGGGCCGCGAGTGGAAGTACGTCTACGTGGTCGGCGCGAATCAGGGCACGATGCCACATAAAGATGGCGAGCTGCTGGAGGAGCACCGAATCTTTTTCGTGGCCTGCTCTCGCGCGGCGGATGAGCTGCAAATTAGTTTCAACAAGAACAGGAGTCAATTTTTGAACGACTTCGTAGAAGATATCGAAGTCTTCGGAGAGGAAGATGAGCGAACACAGGACGTATAGATAATGGCCTTCCTTTATATCAACGCCAAGGGGCAGGCTTGGAAGAAGCACTCGTATTCTGCGGGCAACACGTTCGACCAGTGCCCGCTCAAGTACAAGCTGCAAAAGATTCACGGCTGGAAAGAGAAGAACACAAAGGCGCGCTTCGAATTCGGCAAGGCCTTCGAGGCCGCGATTCAGTTCTATCACGAGAACCGAGGCGACCGCGATGCGGCTATAAAGCACTTCGTTTCGCTGTGGCAGCCGTACGCGGATAACAAGCTGTTGCAGTACACGAAGGCCGAGAAAGACTGGGCGCAGTGCTTGCGCATCGGCACCGACTGGATGAAGCTGTATGCGATTCGTCAGCCGAGTTTGCCGATTCCGCTTGGTGGACAAACTGTATTTCAAAGAGAATACGCCAAAGAGGTATTCCCGGGAGACCCAAATTATGGCGAAATCGAAGATGCTGGCAAGCTTGACATCGTGGCTTTCGTGGAGCCTGACCATCCCATGCTCCCTAAGCTCATCTGGAAGCCCGAGTACGGAGCTTTCCGCCCTGTCATCGTCGACATTAAGACAGCCGGAGCTGACTTCCCCGAAGCCTATGGAATCGCGGCCTTTGATACCCAGCTCCGTCGGTACTCGTGGCTATCAGGTATTCGGGACGTGGCCCTTCTCTGGTTTGTAAAGAAGGGGCTGACGATTCAGAAGGGCTACTCTGTAACTCTCTTGGAGAATTCGGGAGCGATGGTAGCAGGACAGGAAGCGGTCATCGCGCTGGTGGAAGATGAGGGAATCTGGCTGCTTCCGAACGACTTCATGGTCGAGGAGATGGAGCGAGCGCAAGGCAAGAAGGCCGACACAGGCAAGACAGAGCAGACGAAGATTGCTAAAGAGCGTCGCGATTTGTGGCTGAGAACGAATGGAACCTTCGTGAAGGAAGACGCGATTACGAAGCAGCGCATGCAGTTCAACGCTGGTTTCGTGACCGTAGAATCTGCGGAGGATGCAGGAAAAATTGCGCAAAGACAAATCATCAACATTGTGAACGCGCAGCGCACCGGGAACTACGAAAACACTTTCGGTGTCCGCTATCCACACGATGACAGAAGCGACCCGTACTTCCGCGCCTTCGTTCTAAGAGAGCCGGGATTTTTGGAAGCTAACTTTACAAAGTCCGACGAAGATATCGACTTGTTCGAGGACGACAGCGAGGCGGAAATATGAGAGTGATTAGGAAACCGGATACAACAAACGAGAATCCCGAATACTGGGAGAAGGTCCTCGAATCTCACGGGCTGGGCATTAGGCAGCTCGGATTGCAGGAGGAGCCGGAAGAGACCGACAACGCCACTTTGGAGGAAGCGGATGGACAAACTGACTCGTAGAAAAGATATGGCGAAGTTACGCCTCCGTATGGATGGTGATGATAGCTTCATGAGTTCTCATCAAATTAAGAAGATTCGCACCCGGGAGCGTGAAATTCCTGCGTGGACATTGAACGACAAAGAGGTGCAAAAGGTTATCACGCGGTCGTTCCCCAACTGGCGCACCCGCCGAGCAGACGCGCAGCGCGCGGGCCGCTGGATTCGAATTATTCACCTTTACTACCGCATGCAGCTGTCGAATTCGCAGGTCGCAAAAGAACTGGAGATGAACCTCAATGCGCTGAAGATGGCCTTGAAAGGCATCCGCCGGGTTGCTCGCGGGCAGCGCTTTGATAACCGAGGACGCCTCGGCGCAAGACCGCAAGGAAGACCCAAAAGAGCCTAATCCACGACCCCTCCCCTACTCCCTTGGAGGGAAGCCGGGAGACCTATGAGAGAGTCACGAGTCCACCACTGCATATCGCAAGAGATGGTAGCGCAGGGACTGGAAGAACCACCAGCAAAAAAGTGCAAGTGCCGCGAAAAGATTGACTATAAGAGGGCCGACGCGAAGGTCAAGGCCGGAGAGGCCCGCTGGGTGGTAACCGCCCGGGAACGAGGGACCCGCGAGGTAGTCTGCTCGCTCTGCAAGGGCGAGGAAGCCGTCAAAAATTGCGCTCAGTGCGCAGGCTCCGGCAAGCAGACCGAAGCCGCCGTGTGGGATACCTACAACTACGACATCGTTCTGGTGTCGCAAGCATCCGCAGATTTGAAAGAGAAGAAGTATCGTCCTGCGCTCGCGATGAAGACACCCCGCGTGGCGACCATCGAAAGCGAGCATATCGAGCGCGCCTACGTGGAGGGCAACAAGGATGCCGCTGCGCGAATCGAGGAGTACGGGATGCTGATTTTGGAAGCGAGGACCTTCATCGGCAAGGACAAGATTTTTGCTATCAAGCCGGAGCCGCTGGATGACCCGAAGACGGGTACAGGCCGAACTTATGATTTTGGGAGAGCTATATGATTAAGATGAACCTTCTTTCGCCGGAACAGCAGAAGCTGACCGCCGCTCTTCTCGCTTTCCAAGACTCTCAGTACAACCGCTCGTTCTCGGAGCGTCACCCGGAACTCGGCAAGATGATTAACTGCCCCATCTGCTTGGAGCGTCACCGCGCGAACGAGCGCGGCTGCGGACAGGTCTTCACGTATCGCGTGGGTGATTATGAACTCTTCCGCGAAGACGAGAAGGGCGAGCTTGTGCCAGCGTATCGTACCGCCGTTCAGCCGGACGAGAAGCCAACACCGCGACAAATAATCGGTGCGGTAGCCTTTAAAAAGAAGCGCTTCAATCCTCATCCATCTAAGGTCAAGCTTCTCTTCATTCAGCGCACCCGTGAAGCTTTTCAAAATTACGGCTTCTATTTGCTGGACGAAAAATCAGACAAGTTTAAGGCACTCACGCTGGCGGTTCAAGAGTTGGTCAAGAAGGACTTTCAAGAGGACTTGCAGCGCGCTCGCGTGCTAGCCGCACGGAAGATTCGCCGAGACCGCGAGTTCAGCGACCGAGCAATCCGCCGCACCCAAGGCCAGTCTCGTCGCATTAATCGAGGGCTAGCGTGATTATTGTATCTTGCTCTCAAACGCCGCAAGAAGGTGAGCCACACTATCATCTTTTCGCGAAGCCGGAGAACTACACGCTGCCGACGAAGAATTCAGATGATTGCATTTGCGGTGGCGGTAAGCCGGGAGCGACCGGACGCACGTTGATTGCAAACTGCCCGTGCTGCGACGGCATTCAAGGCTTGGTGCAGGAGGCGTGTCCGAAAGGCGTCGACTGCCCTAATAAAGCATACATCCCGATGCGAGTGACGCTACCACCGGACACCAAGATGAGGCTTCGATACATCGACACTGTGGAACCTATATGCTAAGCGACATCACAATCGTCATCCCGACCTTCCACCGCCGAGGTTACTTGAAAGAGTGCTTCCGCGCTCTGGGAGAGAATCTGCCCGAGTGCTCGGTGGTAGTGGCACAAGATGACGGCGGCGACTGCACTTATGAGCATAATACGTACTGGACGAAGCTGCCGTACGACTCCGGGCTGACGATGAAGCGCAACTGGGCGGTCAAACTGGTTGAAACGAAGTACACACTGATGGGATGCGATGACTTCGACTTCTCCACGCCGGAAGCGCGAAAGACCGTTGATAACATGGACAGCGTACTAACCGTGTTTAAACATGTTGACGTAGTCGCTGGCAGAGTCAATGAGCGTCCTTACGAGGGCTATCTCGAATACGTTCCCGGCGAGTACATTAGAGAACACATGCTCGGCAGTCGGGGGGTTCCGTGGCTGATGGACCCGGTGTGGCGAGTTGATATCGCCGCAAATTTTTTCCTTGCTCGCACAGAAGTGCTCCGAGAGATACCGTGGGATGAGAGCATTCGACCCATCGGTGGAGAACACGTAGATTGGTTTCTTGACTTGAAGGCGGCGAACAAGCACGTTGTACTTTTACCCGGTGCGAACATCAACACGCAGCCGTACGACCCGGCCAAGCAGGACCCGAGGTATAAGGAATTTCGTCGTCGCGCGCTCACGACCGGGCATGCGCTGATGAAGCAGAAGCGGAACATTAAGAAGTACATCGATTTCAACGGAGGAATATCATGAAAGTTAAGAAACAGAAGGAACCAAAGCCGATTACGATTGGCTCGGTAGTTCAACTGAAAAGTGGCGGACCCTTTATGACTGTAGTCGCTGCCGTCTCCACATCGCAAGTTATCTTGACAGTGCTGTGGGCTGGCAACGATGGCCGCATTCAGAAGGCCGACATCGCCATCCAAGCGCTGCGACTGGTGAAGTGATGGACCTCATACTTTATCACAATGCGTGTCCGGACGGCTGGTGCGCCGCCTACATCTGCAAGCTCAAATATCCAGAAGCGCAACTGATTCCGCTTAATCACGGACTAGGCGAAGAGGCACTTGATAGTCTCTTCGAAGGTTGCCGCAATAAAGATGTTATCATGGTCGACTATTCGCTCCGCACCCGAGAGTTGAACGAGCGGCTGAATTCGGTCGCAAAGTCGTTCCGTATCCTCGACCACCACAAGACCGCGCAAGCCGCGCTGGCTGGCGCATCGTATGCGACCTTCGACATGAAGCGTTCTGGCGCGGGCCTCGCGTGGGATTATCTCTTCGGAAAAGATTCCCCGGAGATGGCTGATGCCACAGATTCAGTGAAGGAATATCGTCCGTGGTGGGTCGATTACACAGAAGACCAAGACCTTTGGAACTGGACGCTCGAAGACAGTCAAGAAATCAATGCATACTTAATGGTTCAGCCTCGCACCGTTGAAGTATGGAATGAAATTGCAAAAGACCCGGGCGGCAAAGCATCGGCCAGAGCAAAAGGTGTTGGTGTTCGTCAGTACATCGAATACTACACCCGCTCCGTGGTCGCGGAAGTGCAAGAAGGGCTGTTCGCGTTCTCTTGCGTAAATGATTTCAAGCAGCTTCGCATCGCGGTTCTCAACATTCCGTACGCCGGGGTGAGTGAAGCAGGCAACGCGCTCTGCAAAGCGGGCTACCCGGTCGCGCTGCTCTGGTTCGAGCGCGGCGACGGTATGACCACGTTCTCGCTTCGCGGCGACGGCTCCGTGGATGTGAGTGCAATCGCTAAGTCGTTCGGCGGCGGAGGCCACAACAACGCGGCAGGCTTTCAGCTCAGCGTTGACGCAGGTCGAGAACTGGTGGATAGAATCCTTGGACGAGCAAACGCAAAGGCATTTTCCGAAGCTTTAGTAAGCCCGGGAGGCTGCATCAAGTGAGTCAATTACTGATTGCTGTTAAAAGTTGCAGAGCTGACCTCGACCGAGGCTGTCACAACGTGATTCGCGCCACGTGGGGCCAGCAGTTCCGTGGGCGCGCCATCGTGCGGTTCTTCGTGGGTCACACCGCCGACAAATACTTTATGGCGCATCCGGGCGCAAAGGCTCGCACGCTACAAAGCGACGAGGTTGAGATAGACGCGGCGGACGACTACGACTCGCTGCCGCACAAGACTCGCGCCATCTGTCACTGGGCGACCGGGAAGAACATCGAGAATATCTTTCTCTGCGACAACGACACGTACGTTTACCCGCAAAAGTTGTTGACGTGCGGATATAACCGCTACGATTACGCGGGCAAGATTAGCAAGCCGCTCGGGGAGACGTTTGCTTATGATGCGGTCGACCGGAGAGGCGTGACCACCCACATGGAGAACTGCTACCCGTGGGCCAGCGGCGGATACGGCTACTTCCTTTCTCGCGATGCCGCATTTTTGATTGCCGATTCGTATCCGAAGGGCTGGGCGGAAGACCTCTGGGTCGGCCAAGTTCTCGGAAAGGAAATTGCACAAGGCAGCATGCACGGCCTCGACCTGCCAGCGGGCAGCTATTCGCGGCACTTCCCGGCGCACCAGTACGGACAAGGCTACAGCCCAGAGCTAAAGTGGATGGAGCTGATGCACGCGGCCAATCAGGTGGTGAACGGATGAAGACCGCGCTACTAGTTATCGCAACGGGCGAGAAGTATCACCAGTATGTGAACCCGCTGCTCGAATCGGCCCGTGAGTTCTTCGTGGAGCACGATGCGTGGGTGTGGACCGACAGCCTCGCGGCAGCAAGCCAAATCGACGCGAAGTTCGTGCTGACGAAAGAGCCACTCGGGTATCCTAACGAGACTCTTTATAGATATCACACTATTTTGCAGCAGCGCTCGCTTCTAGCAAAATATGACTACCTGTTCTATCTCGATGTGGACATGCGGCTGGTCGCGCCTGTGGGCAAGGAAATTTTTTCTAACAATATCACGGCCTGCCTTCACCCCGGCTACGTAAACGAGGTCGGCAGTCCGGAGCGTAGACCGGAATCGATGGCCGCAATTTCGTACAACGCAAAGAACAAATATTTTTGCGGCGGCTTCAACGGTGGATTTTCCGGCGCGTTCCTCGGAATGGCAGCGGAGCTGGCGTGGTGCATCGACAAAGATACGGAGAAAGGCGTCTTGGCTGTCTGGCACGACGAAAGCCATCTGAATCGGTACCTGTACGACCATCCACCTTCAAAGATTCTGGACCCGAGTTACTGCTACCCGGAGGGCGCGGGCGACCACTATCTGAACAAGTGGCGCGCGGCGGGCATCAACCCAACGCCGAAGATTCTGGCGCTTACGAAGGCAGGGCGATGAAGGTTAGTATCGTAATTCCGTGCTACAATATGCGCGTGTACGTCGGCGAGGCGATTCAGTCCGCGCTGGCGCAGTCGTACCGGGACTTCGAGGTCGTGGTGGTGGATGATGGGTCTACCGACGGCTCTCTCGGCGAAATCGAGAACTATCCGGTTAAGATTGTCAACAAGCAGAACGGCGGGCTGGCATCTGCCCGCAACGCAGGCATCGGGTTTTCCACGGGTGAGCTGATTCTGCCACTGGACGCCGACGACAAGATTGACCCGCACTATCTGATGAAGACGGTGCCGCTGATGTCAAGCGCGGTCGGTGTGGTCTCGACAGACATGCAGTACTTCGGAACACACACAGACCGACTGCGCCCGACGCACACGACGTTGCAGCAGGTTGTTCAGTACAACGGAATGCCTGTATGCTCTCTGATTCGCAAGAAGGCGATTCTGGAAGCAGGCGGCTACAAAAGCATCATGAACGAGGGCTGCGAGGACTGGGAGCTGTGGGTCTCGATATTGAAGCGCGGCTGGAAGGTCGCGGTCGTGAACGAGCCGCTGTTCTTCTACCGTCGCAAGCCCGTCTCGATGGTCTCGACGATGAACCGAGGAAGGATGATTGAAGTGATGAAGACCTTGCACCCAGAACTGAATTGGAGCGGAGTGAGATGATTACCATACAACTGCTAGGCGGACACGGCAACCAGCTATTCCAGTGGGCCTTCGGAATGGCGCAGGCGAAGCGGCTCGGCGTGAAGCTACAGCTGAACACGAGCAAGCTCGGCGGCAACCGTCCGTACACGTTGAACCAGTGGACGGCGGAGAAGTCGGACGTGCCTTATCAGGTTGAGCCGACCGTGCGGGAGCAAGGCATGCCGTACAACCCGGCGCTCGCGAACAGCATCAAGAACGGCGACGTGATTCAAGGCTACTGGCAGACCGAGAAATATTTCCAAGGCATCGAGCAAGAGCTTCTGGCCCTCCGTCCCCGAGTCACCAGCAATGCACTGTTGGAGAACATCTTCAACACTATGCAGCCTGTCGCGGTTCATGTTCGCCGAGGCGACTACACGAGAGAGCCGCACGCAAGCTTCCACGGTAATCTTGGACTGGATTATTACAACAACGCTTTCAATTACATCATCGAGCGAATTCCGCGTCCGACGTTTTTTATATTCAGCGACGACCCGCAGTGGTGTCGGGAGCACTTTACTAGCGAGGGTCGCCGTTCGGTTGTAATTGTTGAGCCAACCGAAGAGGCATCAGATATCCAAGCGATGTCTCTCTGCAAGCACAACATCATCGCCAACTCGTCGTTCAGCTGGTGGGGCGCGTACCTCGGAAAGAGAGGGGACCGCGTGGTTGTGGCACCGAAGAATTGGTTTCAATCGAAGGACGAAGACTCTCGGGACATCGTCCCGGAAAGATGGGTGAGGATATGATTGATTTGAACACGTGCAACTTTGTTGTGTACGGCTTCCGCAACAGCTACAACACGTTCGGCCACATTCAGGAAGCGTGGTACCGCGCGCTGCAATACAAGTTCCCCGACCGGAAGGTCAGCTGGGTCGACGAGATGAACGTGGAAGACGCGGACTTCTCAAACGCTGTGGTGATGACCGTCAACGTGGCGAACTTGGTGAAGATGCCGAAGCGCAAGGACGCCTTTTACATCATCCACAATCTGGACGAGACCACCAAGGCAGCCTTCGGCGGCGACCTGCGTCAGTACTCAGTGATGAACTACGGCATGTACACGAGCACGACCAAGCTGGGACAGGATGACATCGAGGTCGGTTTCGAGACCTATCTGTCTCTGCAAGGTCACGAGGCGTACACCACCACGATACTCCGCTGGGGCACCGACCTGTTCCCTCACGAGATTGAGGCCAACAAGCCGACCCAAGTTTTTGACGAGAGCAAGACAGACGTTAATTTCGTAGGCACGATTTATCACAACGTCCACGACCCGTTCGCGAAGGCCTGCCGGGAGAACGGAATCAAGTTCAACGCTATCGGCGGCTTCACGGGCACCGCGCCCGTATCCATCGCGGAGAACGTCCGGCTGGTGCGCGAGTCCTACATGGCTCCTGCTATAGGCGACGTTTACCACGCGAAGGTCGGTTACATCCCGTGCCGCACCTACAAGAACATTTCGTACGGTCGTTTGCCGCTGACCAACAATAGATACGCGCAGGAGTTCTTCAAAGGTCGGCTCATCTTCAACGAGGATACATATCAGCTCTTTTACGACGCGAAGAAGGCTTTGCGCGAATACAAGCTCGCGGACCTTCACCAGCTGATGGACGAGGTCGCGGCCAACCACACGTATCTCACCAAAGTGGACAGTCTGCTGAAAGCGGTCAAACTGACGCAGGAGGCACGCGGATGAAGATTCTAGTCCTCGGCTCCGGGGGTATGCTCGGGCACAAGATGCTCGAACGCTTAAAGCTTCATCATCCCTACGTAGAAGGGGTGTCGAGAAAGAATTTCAAAACCGCAACCAAGGCAAACTTTGATGCCACTGACAGTGGTAAAGTGATGCAAGTTTTCAACTACTATAAACCGGACGTGGTTGTGAACTGTCTCGGGGTCATCAAGCAAAGAACATCACAAGGTATGCAGAGCGTGAACGCGCTTCTCCCGCATTTTTTAAGCCGCCAATGTGAGGAGCGGGGCGCATACCTGATTCATTTCAGCAGCGACTGCGTGTTCTCCGGAAAGAAGGGGATGTACACGGAGAAGGATGCGCCGGACGCCGAAGACCTGTACGGTCTCACGAAAGCGGTGGGAGAAATTACTGATTCGAAGAACACGCTGACGCTCCGCACATCAATCGTCGGGCGCGAGCGAGCGAATTATCTGGGTCTGCTCGAATGGTTCCTTCGACAAACGGGCGAAATTCAAGGTCATGAGAATGCCATCTTCTCAGGAGTCACAACCGAGTGGCTGTCAAGTCTAGTCGCGGAGCTGATATATTGGCCCAAGAGGCTTTCAGGATTGTACAATGTCGCGACCGAGCCAGTTTCAAAGTTCGAGCTGCTTAAAATTTTCCAAAGGACTTATAATAAGCAGGGTGTTACTATCATCCCGGTTTCGGAACCGCGATGTGACCGAAGCCTAGACCCAACAAAGTTTAAACACGATACACTGATATCGATTCCGAGCATTGAGCACATGGTCGAAGGTCAGCGAAATTTGGACAAAGGGAGCGGATATGCTATTTGACGGAAAGAACATCTTAATCACGGGTGGCACAGGCTCTCTCGGCAGCACGCTGGTGCGTCGACTCCTGTCTGGCGAGAAGGGCACGCCCGCGAACATCCTTATCCTCTCTCGCGACGAGGCCAAGCAATCGGATTTGAAACAGAAGTTGGATAACAAATCTGAGACCAAGGTTCATTTTCAGATTGGCGACGTCCGCAACCTCGCCTCCGTCGAGACCGCGATAAAGGGTATGCACATCGTATTCAATGCCGCCGCGTTGAAGCAGGTTCCCTCCTGCGAGTATTTTCCTTACGAGGCAGTCCAGACCAATATCATCGGAGCAGAGAACATCGTCCGCGCCATCGAGCAGCAGACGACGCGCCCGTTCCCCGTCCAGACAGTAGTCGGCATTTCTACAGACAAGGCCTGTAAGCCCGTGAACGTGATGGGCATGACAAAGGCGATACAGGAGCGCATCTTCCTCGGAGCGGCGGAACGCTGTCCGATGACAAATTTTGTGTGCGTGCGGTACGGTAATGTGCTGGCCTCGCGCGGCTCCGTGATTCCGCTCTTCAAAGAGCAGATTAAGCGCGGCGGGCCTGTAACGGTCACCACGAATGAGATGACTCGATTTTTGCTGACCTTGGACCAAGCCGTAGACACGGTCTTCGCAGCGGTCGAGGGCGGGCAAAATGGGGAGACCTACATCCCACTTATTCCATCGGCGCGCGTGATGGATGTGGCCCACCAGCTCATCGGATGCCGCGATATCAAAATCAAAGAGACTGGCATCCGCCCGGGAGAGAAGATTCACGAAATTCTTGTCAGCGAAGAAGAGGTTTCGAGAACCATTCATCGTGGTAGCTACTACGTAATTAAATCGGTGCTTGAAAAACAATCCGGCTATCAGGCTAGAATGGATGAATTCAGCTCTAAGGACGTCGTAATGGGTTACGACGCCTTGGAAGACTTGCTATGGACCAACGGCTTTATGGAGAGTCATGCTTAAAATATTCAGCTTTGGTTCCAATCGTCCGGACTTCATCGGTCTGCAACTGCGCTCGTTCCAGCGCCATCTGAAAGAGGACTTCGAGTTCGTAGTCTTCAACAATGCGACCTACGACAACGGTGCGGGCGGAAACTACAACGGCCTCCACGAGCAGGCCAAGGCGCTCGGCATCCGGATGATTGATGTCGTGAAGGACCCCGGATTGGCGGAGCGCTGCCAGAAGATTGAGCTGAGCTGCCCGCTGTTTAATCCTCAAGGCTTGTATTCGAACGCCAACGTGGCGCACGCGTACGCGCTCTGCTGGGCGTGGGAGAACCACATCTCGAAAGAGCGCCAGCCGATTGCCATCTTCGACTCGGATGTCTTTCTGGTTGAGCCAGTGAGCCTGACCGAGATGATGCTCCCTCACGTGATGCTCAACGTCCCGGACGGCAAGACTCACCAGCAAGACGGGCGCGTCTTCCGCTACATGTGGCCGACGTTCGTCGTGATGGATATGGCGCGGCTGCCGGACCCGGAAACCATGAACTGGTGGTGCGGCAGGGTGGAGAACACGCCCGTCGACGTGGGCGGGCAGACCTATCACTACTTCCAAGCGCACCCGGACTTGGATGTTATTTCGGCTCGGAAGCTTCACCACACCGAGTTCAGCACCGATGAATTCTACTTGACAAAGGGCGACCAGTGTGCTACAGTACTACACTACCGCTCCGGCAGCAACTGGGACCACCGCAGCCGAGAGTTCCACCAACAGAAAACCGAATGGCTGAAAGCGAGGATTGGATGAGCGAAAAGATGTCCTTTGAAAACGCCCCCGGCTGCCACAGTGGGTCTCGGCTGGACGAGTTTTGCGCCATCATGCTTAACTTCAAGCACGGCGGCACCTACGTCGACATCGGCTCGGCGCATTCCAAGTTCCACAATAACTCGCACTTCCTCGACACGAAGCTCGGGTGGACCGGGTTATGCATCGAACTCGATAGTCAGTACAACAGCAGCTACACCGACCGGATAGGCTGCACGTATGTCAACGGTGATGCGACAAAGCTGGACTACGCCGAAGCGTTCAAGATGCTGGGAATGCCGAGGTCGATAGATTTCTTATCTCTCGATGTGGACGTGCTGGATTTGGAAGTCGCCAAGCTGGTGCTCAACACCGACTATCGCTTCAAGGTCATCGGCATCGAGCACGACGCGTATCAGCACGGCGACCTGTATCGCGCGCCTCAAAGAGAATTTCTTTTGAGCAAGGGGTACGCGTTGGTTTGCTCCGACGTCTTTGTGCGCCATCCGGATTTCATAAACTGCCCGTTCGAAGACTGGTACTTGGACCCGCAGCAGTTCGACAGCGACGTGATAGCGAAGGTGGAAAGCGATGCGTGCTATCCGGAAGATATTATAGCGAGGCTAAATGGCCGTTAAGAAATCTTGGAGTCAGGTCGGTCAGGACTTATTTGCGCTGGAAAACTCAGGCGGAAATCAGACGTTCTTGGATATCGGGTGCATGGAGCCGTTCAGAGATAACAACACTTACATTTTAGACCGCGCAGGCTGGAAGGGTCTAGCGGTCGATTTTGAAAATTTGTTCATATCGACTTGGAATCAGTACCGAGCATGCCCCGCTATTTGTGCGAACGCGCTGAACGTTGATTGGCGTCACGAGCTTACGTCGCGCGGCTTACCGCTCGAAATTGGCTACCTGTCTTTGGATTTATACGGCGAGGAGCTGGACGTGTTACACAATCTTGTGGCGGCGGGCGTTTCATTTCGCTGCGCCACTGTGGAGCACGACAGCATGGGCATCAAACTGGACCGCCGAGACGCGATTCGAGAGTTCATGCTTTCGCAGGGATACACGCTCGCGGTACCGGACGTGCTATCTCCGTCTTGCGTTATAAATGAAGTAGAAGTAGGCAAGAGACCTTTTGAGGATTGGTGGACACGATGAGCGGAAAAATAGGAATTTTTCTACCGGGGCTGAACGGCGACATTATGAGCGCGATGTCGGTGCTCAAATACAAAGACACGCTGTGGCCCGGGAAGGAAGTGGTTTGGTTCTGCGGAGAGCGATTCCGCGAGGTGTTGAACCACAACGATGCGATAGCCGAAGTTCGGCACTGGCCGGAAGGCTGGAAGCTGCCAGAGCGCTGCGTGTTGGAGAATCAGAGGATAGCCTCGGGCGAGTCCAAAGATTTGCCGTGGGCCGACTTTAGCATCTTGCTGGACAGCGAGAACCGTCTAAATGCCCGCAAGCATGAGTTTGAATCGACCAAAGATTTGGACGAAGGTTTCTTTCCCACGCCTTGGATGATGAGTCTCGAACAGCGGCACGGGATTGATTATCCTAACATATCGCGAAAGGTGTTCCGCGCCGACTCGTCGTGGGAGTGGCACCCGTATCTCGGATTTCTGGATGAGGAGCGCGAGGCGGTGAGAGCGTTCGCCGCTACGTTCCCGCACCCGAAGACGGTGATGCTGGAGACCAATTTCACGTCCGGCAAATCGCACTGGGACGATGACCTGACCCGGCAGACGATGGCGCTGTGCCGCCAGAAGCTCGGCAAGTGCAACTTCATTTTCGCGTGCGCGGGCGATTACTCACGATTCACCGACGATGCGGGCGTGCTTAACTGCAACAACTTCACGGTGAGACAGACCGCGCTCGTCAACAACTACGCCGATTTGTTCATCGGGATATCCAGCGGCATTTCGGTAGCGACCAGCTGTTGGGGTAACAAACCTACTCCGAAGCTGCAATACTGCGGCTCGTTCATTATGAGCACGTACTCGCTGGCGAACGGGCCGATGGAGCTGGTGGTCGCTGACCCTCCGGGCCAGAACCCGCCGGAGCACGAGCGCCGCTTCCCGCCGAAGGCGAATCACCGCGCGGAGTACATAAGCAGACTGACCAGCATGCTGGGGAATCTATGAAGATTACGGTAGGAAACCTGATTGACCAGCTGACCATCGCCAACATCCGAATCTGGATGGCGGAGGATATAAAGAGGAAGCCGGACGCTACCGACAAGCAGATTGCGGATGCGACCCGAGTGACCAACGTCGCCAACCAACAGCGGAACGACCTGATTCAGGCGATAGACGAGGAGCTGGGCCAAAAATCCTACAAACAGGGAACGACGAAAATATATGGTAAAGATTAACAAGTGCCGAATCTGCGGTAACACGAATCTCCTCTGCGTACTTGATTTGGGCGAGCAAGTGCTCACAGGCGTATTCCCTAAGACAAGGGACGCCAAGATTACGAAGGGGCCGCTGCGCTTGGTAAAGTGCATCGGCATGTGCGGTTTGCTGCAACTGGAACACTCGTACGACTCTTCTGAGATGTACGGAGAGAATTACGGGTATCGTTCCGGTTTGAACCCGAGCATGGTAGCCCACCTGCAAGCAAAGGTCGCAAGAATTTTGAAGCAGACCCACCTGCTCCCGGGCGACATCGTCGTAGATATCGGCAGCAACGACGGGACCACGCTGCGAGCTTATCCGGCCTTCCTGACTCGTATGGGCTTTGACCCGGCGGGTGCCAAGTTCGCCGAGTATTATCCGGAAGGCGTTCAGCTGGTCTCTGATTTCTTTTCCGCTGAGCTGCTGAAAAAGTACGGCAGAAGGAAGGTATCCGTTATCACGTCCTTCTCCATGTTCTACGACTTAGAAGACCCTACTCGCTTTATGAGGGATATCTACGAGGTCTTGGCTGATGATGGGATATGGGTGTTCGAACAAAGCTACATGCCTTCTATGCTGCAAACAGGCTCTTACGATACCGTCTGTCACGAGCATCTGGAATTCTACGCCTTAAAACAAATCGCGTGGATGGCAGACTTGGTCGGGTTCGTAATTCGTGATGTCGAACTCAATGACGTGAACGGCGGCAGTATTTCGGTCACTCTTTCCAAATACGGAAAAGAATCCGAGATGGTAAAAATACTTCTTGATAAAGAAGGGGAAGCCGGATATAATTATTTTGAACCCTTCTTATCCTTCGCAAAAAGAGCGGAGGAATCGAAGCTCGCCTTGCTCGCCTTTTTGCGCGATGCTCAACAGAATAACAAGACGGTGATGGCGCTCGGCGCGTCCACCAAGGGCAACGTCCTGCTCCAGTACTGCGGGCTGACCGAAAAAGATATCTCTTGCATCGGAGAGGTCAACTGTGATAAGGTAGGTTCTTATACGCCCGGTACCGGGATACCAATCGTTTCGGAGGCCGAGGTGCTCGCCGCGAAGCCGGACTTCCTGATTGTCCTGCCGTGGCATTTCAAGAAGTTCTTTTTGGAGAACTGGAAGTACGCGAACCAAAATTTGATTTTTCCTTTACCTAAATTGGAGACTACATGAAAGCGCTGATTACAGGAATATCCGGGCAAGACGGCAGCTACCTCGCGGAGCTTCTGCTCTCCAAGGGCTACGAGGTTCACGGCGTGCTGCGTCGCGCTTCCAGCATTAACACGGAGCGCATCAAGCACATCCTGCCGGACCTGCACACCCACCTCGGTGACCTGTCCGATAGCCAATCAATTGAAAATGTTTTCGCGAAGCATACATTCGAAGAAGTCTATAATTTGGGAGCACAGAGCGACGTACGCGCCAGCTTTGATGTTCCAGAGTACACAGGCGATGTCACCGGGCTAGGCGCGCTGCGACTCTTGGAGCTGTGCCGCGCGCACCGCAGCAAGTTTTACCAAGCGAGCAGCTCGGAACTATTCGGGAAGGCGCTGGAGACTCCGCAGTCCGAGAAGACTCCGTTCTATCCTCGCAGCCCTTACGGAGTCGCAAAGCAGTACGCGTTCTGGTCGACCGTGAACTACCGCGAGAGCTATGACATGTTCGCGTGCAACGGTATCCTCTTCAACCACGAGAGTCCTCGCCGTGGCACTGGGTTCGTGACCCAGAAGATTACAAAGGCAGCGGTGAATATTTATCGAAAGAAACAGCTAGAACTGCGTTTGGGCAATTTGGATGCGCGCCGCGATTGGGGATATGCCAAGGATTACGTGGAAGGAATGTGGATGATGATGCAGCAGCCGAAGCCGGATGACTTCGTGCTCGCGACCGGGGAGACCCACTCCATCCGTGAATTTCTCGATGAGGCCTTTGACTATCTTCACATCGACTGGCATCAGCACGTCGCGATAGACCCGGAGCTTTATCGCCCTGCCGAAGTTGACCTGCTGCTCGGCGATGCATCGAAAGCGAAGCGCGTGCTCGGCTGGGAGCCGAAGGTGAAATTCAAGGAACTGGTCCGACTGATGGTGGATGCAGAACTATTCGGAGAAAGGCAGTTTTGTTCTTATTGTGGCGCAGGCACAGGTAGATTTCGACGATTCGGGGAAGGGACTTGTCCCAAGTGTGAAAAACAATGAACTTTTACCTCATTTCCGACACGCACTTCAAGCATGACGCAATGAAGACATACTGCGTACGCCCATCGAATTTTACGGAGCTGACACATAAAAATGTCATGAATACCGTGACCGAGAAGGACACCCTGATTCACCTCGGCGATGTCGGCATCGGCAAGCACGACGCGTGGGAGTGGATAATCCGCGAATGGCCCTGCCGTAAGATTCTAATTCGAGGCAACCACGACCGCAATCACTCGTGCTCGTGGTGGATGGAGCACGGCTTCGATTTTGCGTGCGATTCTATGGTCTTCCGCAAGGTGCTGCTCACGCATGAGCCAGCAAATGCGGTCATCAAATCGGATGGACATCGTCCATACGGCTCTCTTGACGCTGGTCTGCCAGAAGGTTGTGAATTGAATGTGCATGGTCACCTCCACAATATTTGGGATGGATTTCATCGTCCAGAACGAATCGAACGAGACAAGGAATTGCTCGGTATCGATTTTACGAAGCGATTGAAACACTCATGGCAGCGTCTTTTCGCACTCGAATACACCAGCTACGCGCCCGTTGAGTTTAACAAGTTCATTTCACATCCGGAACGATATCAGGCGACCGGGCCAAAAACACATGCCGGAATATAAACGCGCCCAAGGAATAATTGAACGTCGCTGCGACGAGTGTAAAGAAGAAAACGGCATTCAGCCCGGACAGCGAAAACGAGTAAGATGTTCCTGCTGTAAAAAGCTTCTTTGTCGTAAATGTCATACGAAACATACGGAGATAGAAAATGGCGGACTTTAGAACAGCAGTGAACATCACGATGGACGCGAACCACGAAGGCGGCTACCAGTGTTTGCGCGGCGACAAAGGCAACTGGACCGGAGGCGAGGTCGGCGTGGGGGAGTTGAAGGGCACGAAGTACGGTATCAGCGCCCGCGAGTTCCCCAACGAGGATATCGTGAATCTTACGATGGACCGGGCTGCGGAGCTTTACCGGGAAGGCTACTGGAAGCCCCTCTACAGCCAGATTAATGACCAGCAACTGGCTAACAAACTCTTTGACCTCGGCGTCTTATTTGGCGTCAATACCGCCGTGAAGATGCTGCAAATCACGATGGAGAATAAAATCGCAATCGTGTCGGACGGCGTCTTCGGACCCAACACGCTCGCGACGCTGAATCAGCTGGAGAATCTTCTCCCGGCTTACAAGGCCGCCTTCTTGAATCATGTGATGAATGTGGTTAACAACAACCCCGGAGAAGCGCAGTTTCTGAGCGACTGGGTCCGCAGGATTAATTCGTGACTTGGATTATGCCAGAATGGGTTCCGGGATTGAAGCACCCGATGACGCCTCGCACGGTCTTCATGAACTGCTACGAGATAGACAAGGTGCGCCGAGTCTTGATGGCGCGCTGCAAAATCTGCGGCCACACAGTCTCCAAGGACGAGAAGGCAGTCAAAGAGCTGATGTATCGCTGCGACAAGAGCACATTCTGCGGGTGTGGAGAGTTCAAGACCCATCAGGTTTGTAGTCTCTGTTACGACATGTTTCACGCTTTGTACGCGAACTACTTAATGAAGAATCGCAACTACTTCAAAGACATGGATGATAAGCGGCGCGCAGAGTGGGAAGGATACAAAAAGAGGGAAAATGGCACAACATAAGCTATCAACGGCTGTCTTCGCACAAGGCTGGCTGGAAGGCCAGTTCGAAACTATGGTCGCTCGCAGCGCAGAAAAAGCGGACGAAGACCCGACCGTTCACTTGGTCGCTACTCAGGTTCTGGAACAGTGGAACATCGTGAGCAACGCGTTTGACCAGCTCGTAAAAGAGAACGCGGAGCTGGAGCGCCGTCTCGCGCTGGTGAAAGCCGCAGTACTCTGATGTCGTCTCCGTCCGAATGGTATAGCCGAGCTTATGCCAAGGAATGGACTCAGTGTGCTCGAAAACAGCTCATAACTAGCAAGGAAGAGGCAAATGTTCGAGCGCGAGCGATGCAAGAAAAGTATCGACAAGTTTTTAATTCTTACCAGTGTCCCTTTTGCGGCGGCTTTCACGTGGGCAGAATAGGCCCCGCTAAGGAAAAAAGATATCTACAAAATAGAGTTAAACAGCTCAACAACGCTTTCCAAATTTTGACTCCACGCTGGATGGAAGACTGGACTAGGGTACTGTGAACCTCCGCTGGGACGCGACCTTCCGCAGATTTATCGCGGAGTTCTCCTCTGATTTCCAAGGGGACCTTGCTGCCGTCAAGGCCGCAGGGTTCAAGCCGGATACCTCCACGGGCGCATGGGTCTGGTGGACCGGGAAGGCCGCGCCGCTCACCAAACTCCGCGAGAATCGTCCCGCCAGCGGGCTGACTATCACTCCGGAGGCCCGGGAGCAGTACACGCCGCTCGCCGCAATGGAAGCGAAGAACGCCGAGATAAAAACCGCCGCCGCAAAGGCCAACAAAGAACTCAAGAAGACGCTCGGTCTGGTGGAGGCGAAGACTCCGCTCGTGATTCCTGAGAAAGGCTACATCGACGCATCTGACCTCCCGCCTCTGCCACCCTCCGAAAATCCCTACGTTCGTCCTCCCGAAGACCCCACCGCCCCCAGATGCTGCATCTGTAAAGCGCTCATAGAAATGTTCTTGTATGGGGACGATGAGCCTCGCCCGGTCGCCTGCTTATACTGCCAGAAAAAAGTGCTTGACAATGTCACAGAGGTATGTTAGTCTCTTCATGAAAGGTAGGTGCGTTATGGAAAAATTTATCGCAGCGGCGATGGTTGTAGTTATTGCGTTGGCTCTCTTGTTTGGATTGGCCCTTCTTATGGCTTATCCCACCATGTGGAGCGTGAACTATTTGTTCAGCGCGCAGCTTCTCTTTTTCGTGTTCGGCACCGCCAAGATTGGCTTTTGGCAAGCGTTTGTGCTTAACATGTTTTTCGGCATCGCGTTCAATCAGAACTCTAGCTCATCGAAATCGAAATAGTTCTTGACAGGGTTTTGAAAGCGTGTTAGCATATTCATGAAAGGTAGGGAACTGTGGACATTCATGCGGTCGCAGAGAAGTATCTGCAAGACATCCAGAGCGGAAAGGTCGTCTTTTACGAGCGTGACCATAAGCCGGAGCTGATGCACGCTCATAAGCTCGCGCCGGAGCGCGTCGTGGTCGTGAGAGAAGAAGCTCCCCACTACTTGGCGGGCGTTAAGCCGTCCGGTCGTGTGGTCTGGACCCACTGCATGAGGCTCGCAGCATCTTACAATCATCCGTCGGCGGCGCTCGGCTCCGTGCTGGAGCGGATGGACGTTTATCAGATTCCGGTCGACACGATGCCCGCGTGCTGGTTCTCGAATCACCAGCATGGCTCATAACTGCCGATTACAGGGCAAGAACGGGGAGCTGCTCTACATCTGCTCTCGATGCGGCGAGTGCTACGTTTGCAAGCACAAGGCGGTTCACTTCACGGAGGAAGACGTCTGGCGGTGGAAGCGGAAGAACGGGAAGTATGAGGAAGTCATCTGTGATGGTCGGCTGAGAAGTGGCAGTTAAGGCGCTGTTAACTGACAGGAGACTTATGGCACTCACCCCTTGGCAAAAGGCATTTGGAAGAGATTTTCCGGGCGCACCAAACGACAACAGAACTCCGGAACAAAAATCTACTGATTTTATTCTAGCTATTCAAAGATGCCCGGATTGTTCTGAAAAGTACGGTTTGTGTGGTTTTCACGAAGAACAAAAGCCAGTTGGCAGTTAAGGTATATTAAATGACAGGAGGAAGTCATGAGCGAATTTGTTCAAAATTTTTCCAGCGTGGATGACATCGTCGACAGCTATGGAGGCACCTCGCAAGAAGATTTGAGCGGTGCAATCATCCACCTCGCGTGGTACGGCTACGGGAGCTATAACGGCAGCAGCCTCGTGGTCTACGAAAAGGAAGGCAAGCTGTTCGAGGTCAACGGTTCGCACTGTTCTTGTCACGGACTGGAAGAACAGTGGCAGCCGGAAGAGACCACGCTCGCCGCGCTCGCGATGCGTGATATCAGCGATGGCGAGTACGATGGGAGCGGCGAAGCTCAAAAAGTTTTGGCAGCTTTTATTGCATCCAAATCAGGAGGTGTAAATTGAAACCGCAAAAGAAGGCTCCGGCTCTCACGCCGGAACAGCAGGCCGAAATCCTCGCCACAAAACAGAAGGCGCAGGAAGAGGCTCAGAAGGAACGGGAGCGCGTCGAGCTGTACGGCAAGTCCGTACAGAAGATGTCGCACCGTCAGTTGAGCGCGGAGCTGCGGAAGACGATTCGCCGGGAGCACACGGGTCGGCCTCCCCAGCCGCAAGCCGGGTTGACCATTTTGTACGCCTCGATTCTTTCCACGATTCTGGACAGCACCAGAACCAGCATGGACAAGCCTCGTCCGGACCAGATTAACCCGAACGGGCGGCTGTACGCCTATCCACGCTAATGTGGGAGCTGCTCTGCCCCCAGCACGGTATCCCGGCCTTCCTTATGTGGGCCGTGTTGGGCGGCGACCCGCAAATTTTGTGCTTGACATTTCAAATCTATCGTGATAAGGTGACTTCGTTAATCAGGAGGATTGCATGAGCGTGGCACAAGATTTGTTTCTCGGTCTGGTCGGCTCGGTCGAAGCAGGCATCTTGACACCAGAAGAGGCGGTGACCGAACTCGCCGAGTTGAAGCAGGAGTACGGTTTCTATTCGGAGTACACGCTCGAAGACTTCCAACGGCTTCGAACAAATTATCTCTCCAAGCTGGAATCGGAGGAAGATAACGATTATTACGAAGACGATTTCAGATACGACGAGGATGAAGAGGACGACGAATGAGCTTGCCAAACGAAAAGATGGTCGGGAAGAATTACAACGTGATTGTCCCTGAAACTGGTGTGCCAATCAAAATTTGGAACAAGCACGTTAAGGTTGAGGAACAAGCAATTCAACAGCTGAAAGACGTGGCTTCTATGTCTTTTGTGAAGCCTTATGTCGCAGCAATGAGTGATTGCCACTGGGGTATGGGCGCGACGGTCGGCTCCGTTATCCCGACGGTGGGCGCTGTGATGCCCGCTGCGGTCGGCGTGGATATCGGCTGCGGGATGATGGCTGTCCGCACAAATCTCAAATGGCGACAAGCAGCTCCCGAAGACGGAATTTTCGAGATATACGATTACAAGCGCATGTTCGAGGCAATCTCGAAGGCGGTACCGCACGGTCGCACCGACAACGGCGGCGCGAGAGATATCGGCGGCTGGGGTACGGTCCCGACTGACATCGCAGGAATATGGGAGAAAGAATTCGCCGCGCCTTACGATGAGCTTTGTCGGAAGCACCCGGGCGCGTTATCGAAGAATGCGGAGCGCCATCTCGGCACACTCGGCACCGGGAACCACTTCATCGAGGTCTGCACCGAAATCGACAACCCGGACTCTAACCTTTGGGTGGTCATCCACTCCGGCTCTCGCGGACTGGGCAATCGCATCGGCACATATTTCACCAAGCTGGCCGGAGACCTTTGCAAGACGTGGGGCGTCCAGCTCCCGAACAAGGACCTCGGGTATCTCCCGGTCGGCACCAGTCAGTACGACGATTACATCACGGCGATTACGCTGGCGCAGAAGTTTGCGTGGCACAATCGCATCATCATGATGGAGCGCGTGCTGAAAGCTATCGGTGCAGAGCAGGATGGTAACGAGCAAATTGACGGCTTCAATGTCACTCCCTCGATTATCCACATGCACCATAACTATATGACACAGATTTGCTTCGGCGGTCTTGACATCAACCTGACTCGCAAGGGCGCGGTCGACGCGAGCCACGGCAATTGGGTCATCATCCCCGGTTCGATGGGCGCGAAGACCTACATCGCTCGCGGGCTGGGCAACAAGGAATCGTTCTGCTCTTGCTCCCACGGCGCAGGCCGCGCAATGAGCCGAACGCAGGCTTTGAAGACGTTCACGGTCGGGGACCACGAGGCGGCAACGGCAGGCGTGTACTGCGACAAGACACGCGCCGTGCTCGACGAAACGCCAGCCGCGTACAAAGACATCGATGCGGTGATGGAATCGCAGCGCGACCTAGTTGAGCCCGTTTTGAAAATCAAGCAGTTGGTATGTGTCAAAGGATTGAGCGATTAATGAATCACTGTCGACACTGCGGAGCGCCTGTAGATATCGACACGTTTGTGTGCGACCCCTGCTATCTGGTCGCGACCGCTCCGTTCGAATTTCCTGAACAGGATGCTGTGAAGAGTTCCACATCTGTGATGAAAGCCGGAGTCTGTCAGACCTGCGGCTGCAAAATGGATGGCGTAAAGGGTGGCGGTAAGATTGGATGTACCTGCGTCTGTCACAAAGGCGCATAATTTCAAATCAGGAGGAATCTATGGGAGTGATTTTGTTCTTGCTGTTCTTGGTTTCGCTGCTCGGCGGCATCACTATCTCCGTCGTGCAGAGCTTTAAAGCATCGGAAAAGGCGGGCGACAATGTTGTGGTCAAACCGATTCCGGCGCTCATCAGCTTGGTCCCTGCGCTGGTATTCTTCTCGCTGTTCTTAGGCCTCGTCTCGGTTGACGCGGGTTCGGTCGGCGTGGTGAAGACGGGCGGAAAAGCGGTCGGCACGTTGCAGCCCGGTTATCACTTCGTTCATCCAATCATCGACACGGTCACCGAGGTCCCGGTCCAGACCCGCATCGTCAAGGTCTCGGAGCCTGCCTCGTCCAAGGACTTGCAGATTGTGAACACCGAGGTGACGCTCGCTTACCACGTCGACAACCAGCACGCGATGGACATCTTGGTTCAATTGAACAACGACGCGGAGAACCGCGTTATCGTTCCGGCCATCTTGGAGTCCATCAAGGCGGAGACGGCTCAGTATGACGTTCAACAGCTCGTCACCCAGCGCGCCAAGGTTCGCGACGGCATCGAGGAGCGCGTCAAGGCTCGTTTGCTGCCTTACTTCATCGCGGCGGAAACCACGTCCATCACCAACTTCGCCTTCTCTCAGCAGTACGAGGCATCTATCGAGGCGAAGCAGGTCGCGGAACAGAACGCCGAGAAGGCCAAGAACGACCTGAACCGTATCAAGGTCGAGGCCGAGCAGGTCGCGGCAAAGGCGGATGGAGAGGCGCAAGCTCAGATTGCCAACGCTAAGGGTTCTGCCGAGTCCCAGCTCATCGTGGCTCGCGCAAAGGCCGAGGCTCAGCGCTTGCAGGTTACCAACATCACCCCGGAACTGCTTCAAATGCGTACCATTGAATTGATGAACGAGAAGTGGGACGGCCAACTGCCGTCGATGGTCGTGGGCAGTTCGAACGGGATGGTTCCGATGTTCGATGTGATGGCCGCGCGAAACAAGTCTCAAGAAATTCGCAACGCCCGCATCGAAGAGAAGCAGAAGCAACAGGACCCGCAGTGAAAAATCTTTACCTCGTAACTCTGTCTTGTGTCCGTCATTACGGCAACGGCCACTTCGAACGCGATACAGAGCCAGCAATGAAGGTCGTTGCAGCAAACGGCGATGAGGCTGTGGAGAAGGCGAAAAAGAGAGTTGGTGAATCATCGAAGCCTGCGCTGGAAGGTTTGCAATTGATGGTATCAGGAGTCGAGTGATGTCCAACATCGCAAAGAAATATCTCGTCGTGGGCGGTGTGGTCGTGGAAGCCGTCAAGTCAGAGGGAGGCGGCTTCTACGAACTCACTGTGGTCGAGACAGGCGATAAGCAGCGGTACCTCGCCGACGTTTTCGAAGAGGTAGCAAAACCAGTGGAGGAGAAGTCATGAGCAAGAGTTCACAAAACGCGTGGTGGAACGGATTTTTCAGCGTGGTAGATTTGGTGATTCTTGGCTTCCTCTTTCGAGGCGTCTGGATTCATGACTTCGATACCATCGCAATTTCTTTTCTGTTCGGTATTCTCGGTTTCATCTTTTGGTTTATAACGCTGGCGGGCATTGAATGATTGTCGCATACCAACCCGGCGGCAGCGTGAAGGACGCGCGCGTGGTGTTGAAGCCCACGGAGACGCTGCCGAACCGTTACAACACCAAGCAGACGGTCGTGTACCGGGAGCAGGAGGGCGGAGGACCTTGGCTGCTGGTGAAGACGAAGTTCCAAGTGCTGCCCCAAGATTCGCCGATACTGACCCAGCCTGAGATTCCTGAAACCCAAATTTTGCCCTTGACAAATCCGGAAGACCCTGCTACACTGTTCGAGCATCAAGACATCATTAGAATGGAAGAGGAGGAGAAATGAAAAAGCAATACGTAGGAATCGTGAGGGACCACAGCATGTCGATTAAAAGCGCGGGCCTTATCAACGCCGCGATGTTCGACTACAACATCTTGATTAGCAGCTTGAAGGCTGCTTCGGAGAAGGAAGATATCGATACCATCGTCTCGACCGTGAAGTGCGGCGTCGGATGGAATGGCATCGTGGA